AGAGCTTTGGCGCTTTGTGTTATTCCTTGACCTGTCTCATCAGTGCCAGTAGGTCAGTTCTGGCAGACTCCCAAGCAGGGAGTTTCGACTTATTCAGTTATCAGTACTTTTTTGTCCTTCAGGACATAGATTGGTGTGCTCCATCGATCGGAGCTATTGGGAGTTTTTTCCGCGTCTTTGATATCAAAGGAAACTTTTTGAGGAAGGAGCTGACCGCCAGCAGTTAATTGGACTTCAATTTTGTCTCCATCTTGGTTTTTAATTCCAGAAACCAATCTTGATCCTCCTCTAGAGATGATGACGACTTTGATATCAGGCTTGTGATTCATGCCATGGCCTCCCATAGAGGAAGAGAGGATATTTCCTCAGGAATCTCTTCAGCCGGGAAATCTGCGCATACTATCTCAGTGATGATGTTAGTGTTTTTCCATTCAGCTCCAGCCGTATCAATCCCACAATTGAAATCAAACTCTATTCCAGTTTCATCTAAGAATTTTTGATATTTCTTTTCAATCTTTTCTTGGTATATCTGTTGTCCTGAATAGCGGAATGGCGTTGAGTTTTGCGGGATGATGAAAACACCATAGTCAGATATTTGTGAAGCTTTCTCAATAACTCTGTATTCAAAGTCTGAACCAGTGTAATCACCTTCCCAATCTGTACGGGCTATGATTTTACCAAATGGAGGATTCGATATTGATTGTTTGTATCTTCCCTTAACTTCTAAAACATCGCCACAAATCCAATTCGCTTTAGGATAGAGTTTTTTCCCGATCTCAACAAAACGATAATTGCGCTCAACACATGTGAAGGCTTCTCTATCATCAGAGTAAAAGTAATCATGGTGAGTGAGAGCTCCGATACCAGAGCATAGGTCAATAGTCTTTACATCTTTCTGAGTTTCTAAAGAGAAATCCCGGCAAAGATTCATTGGTGTAAAGAATGTTCCAGTCGCTCCGATATCTGATAGTAGAGATTCTTGGAAGTGCTCATGAAATTGATATACTTCATGTTGGTTGAGGTCTCGATCTAGTTTTAGTAGATCCATAACCTCATCATGTTTTTTTCTTTTAAGTTTAGATACTTTCATGATTATTCCCCGGATACCGTGACCATTGACATAACTTCGTCATAGTCTTCATTGCGGACTTGGGTAATCATTTGGGGATTGGCGATTGAGGATACCAGCCAACCGTCAGGGCTATAGGTCATTACTTGGAATCTGTAAGGTGATGGAGCTTTACAAGAAAGAACTCTCTGTTCTCCGATCTTATGTAAAGGTACTTTTGACATGGTGTGTTATTCCTTTTTAATTTCTATTTTTGTCTAGCCATTGCAGTGGCCTCGTAGCTAACTATACAAAGTCATGTACATAAAACAATACAAACTAGACAAAAAGTTTAAAAAAATATTCTTCCCAATTTTCCCAATAACTCAGACAAAGACAAAAACGCTCAAGATAGTGAGATGTTAGGGCTCAGGCAGTAGGTGACATGTGGGGGCTTACTCAATAGCCCCACTGTCCCGTACACTGACCTGTCCCGTACACTATCTTACTTACTTTTGGATCTGGGACAGAGACAATAATATATATTTATATATATATAGCTGTCCTTGTCCCTTGTCCCTGATAACAAAAGAGCGCCTGCCTTTTGGGTGTCTGGATCATATCAAAGTACAACCAGGTTATTCTTTCAAATCTTTATTGGTTCTATCAATATTATGTAAAGTTGCACATCTAGTTTATAGATGCTATAATTAATAAAACTATACAAAAGTAGACACGGAATAACATATGAAACGAGAACTTACTGCAAAACAAAAAAAGTTCTGTCATGAGTATCTAAAGGACCTAAATGCTACAAATGCATACAAGAGAGCAGGTTATAAAGGCAAAGGGGCTGAGGTCTCATCCTGTAAGTTGCTAAAGAATCCTAAGGTTGAAGCGTATTTAGCCACTCATCGAGAGAAAATTCAGGAAAAATCCGCAATAACAATTCAAAAAGTCTTAGAAGAGTTAGGAGCTATTGGCTTCTGTAATGTAGAGGACCTTTTCGAGATCCATGACGATCGCATTACTCTAATCGCTGAAGGTGAGCGCCCGGCCAGAGTCCGTAAGGCAATCAAGAAGATCAAATTCACTCGTCGCGTTGATGGCCGTGGAGAAGATGCTGACGAGATCGAGACTGTAGAAATTGAATTACATGATAAACAGAAAGCTTTAGAGCTCATCGGTAAGCACTTAGGTATGTTCTCTCAGAAAATTGAAGCAGAGATAACAGACGGTACTCAGAAAGCGAAATTCAAAGCAATGTTCGACTCAATGACTCCTGAAGAAAAGATCCTTTGGCTGAAGGAGAATGCTAATGGGTAAACCAAATAACAAGCCTTTAACCAGGTATACCAAGCAAGAACGGCTGAAGATGGAGGAGAATTTCAGAGATTCTTGGGAAGCTAGGAAAGATTCTGTTATGGAATGCCCTTCGTGCTACTACCGATTAATGAAGAAGTTTTGGAAGAAGTCTAAGAATAGGTTCGATTGTCCAAAATGCGGTGGTTCTCTTCTCGATTACAAGAAAGTACCAGAGGGAGAGCTGCTATGACTTCCTTACTTCTTAAACTACTGTGCTGGCCTTTTAAATCCAAGAAAAAGAAAGGCCCAAATCCGCGTGACTTTGAACATCGGTGCGCTTTTCCTTCACAGCTGAATTACAAAGGTCTTGATTATGGCCGTGGAGAAGAAGTTGAAGTTCCAATGAGTTCGGGAAGAGTCGGAATTTTTAAATGTAATTCAACACCTTGCTTTGGAGACACCGGACAAAGAAGCTGGCACTTCACTTTTTTACGTTACAAAGATGAGGTTTAATATGTTTTTAACCAACACTGCTTCACTCGTCCAGCTCCACTTACTTGATGGACTTTCAATGATTAGAGTTTCAGAATTTTCTCGGGAGTTCGGTAGTTATGATGATCTTCGGGAACATTTACTCGCTTATGAAGGAGTAAAGGAAACTGATAATCCGGATGTACTCAGCTTAAAGAATTGTTACTCAAAAGAACCAGATATTGAAATAAGTAGCTGGCCAGTGGTGGAGGTAGCATGAAAACCATATTCGATAAATTCTGCGATGCCATTCACAAAGAAGCAGAGAAGTATAAAGGTAAGCTCATTCATGATTGTGTCTTTATGAATCGTGATACCAAAATGAAGCTTATTAAATACTTCTACGAAAAGTCACCTAATCAAATTCGCATTAACGGTAGATGTGTGATCATCATGGACCTCATAGCTGTTGATTATCCACAAATAGAAGATGATGAATTTCTTTTCAGACCTCCTTCGGTCACTGAACATTCTAGAAGATGTGGAAAGTCAGAAATGACTAAGGTTCTTAATGATGCTGTTAAGTATCTTAATTTAATGAATGACATTCCTAAGCAAAAGCAAATATTTGTTCATCCTGATATAGCTAAGAAATATCCTGAAATAACCAAATTTAAAAATGTTAATGTCAGTGAATTTATTCAGAGCAAAGATGATAAAGGTCAAGACATTTACTTCATTGCCGATCCTCAAGCTATGAAGAAGCAGGAAGATGATTTTTCCAAAGCTTTTGAGGAGAACTCATGATTTCATTTTTAGGAGATTTTTGTGACTATAAAATTTATCTACAAATGCCTTGGAGGTTAGTAGCTGGTCAAAAAAGCAAACATAAAAGATGGAAAGAATTAAGACGTTCCGGAAAAACTAAAAGGAAATTAAAGTGAACACTGTAACCCAAGAGCAAGTTGATTCATCAATCGTTGAAAAAGAAATAAAGACAATTGAGCTTGTCGGTAAAAATCACTGTCTTGTAGCTGTTAAATTAAAGAATGGTTTCACAATCATTGAGACTTCAACTTGTGTGGATCCTGAAAATTATTCTGAAGATATCGGTGCTGAAATATGCATGAAGAAAATAATCGATAAGATTTGGATGTTGGAAGGATATAAACTTTCTTCAGACTTAAACGATTCATCGATCGGAAAATTCAGAGAAGATGATGGTTTTCAATTCGTACCAAAAGATAAAGTTGAAGAGTACGACCAATTATTAGAAGACCTTGAGAATGTAGACAGTTGTTCTGATGAGTACTACGATCTTTGTGATAAGATTGAATCATTCAGGGCTGAACACTGCACTTCATTTGAAGGTGATTTCTTTGACCAGGATGTAAAACTCGCATGACTGGAAATCCGAACATAGATCTCAATGAACTCTGCCAGGCTTCACTCGCTGGTGATCGTCTACAGAAATTCATGGAGTATTGCTGGCTTAAACCAAACACACGTTTGATTGTTGGTAAGCATACTCGTGAGATTTGTGCTCGGATTGATGAAGCTATCGAGAAATATAAGAAGGGCATAAGTTCTTACTTACATATTGTTGTTCCATTCAGACATGGTAAGTCTGATATGAGTTCAAGGTATTTACCTCCTTATTTTCTCGGTATGTTTCCAGATGACGAAGTTATCCAGGCAAGTTATGGCGCCGGACTATCTGAAGGTTTTTCCAAAGATGTTAAGAAGATAATGGACTCAGAGAAGTATGAAAATGTTTTTGATACTCGCTTAGATAAGAAAACAAATAGTAGTTCAGAAAGACACGTTCAAGATCACGTTGGTAAATACTATGCTGTAGGAGCTGACGGTGGAGCCACAGGTAAAGGTGCTAATCTTTTGATTGTGGATGACTTCTTTAAAAACAGAGCAGAAGCGGAATCAGAAACAACAAGAAAGAAACGCTGGGATTCATTCACTCAGGATTTTGTATCACGATTAGCACCAGTTCACATAGTCTTAGTTTTAAATACTCGTTGGCATGTAGATGATATTTCAGGAAACATTCTAAAGAAGAATAATCCAAATGATAAGAAGTATGATGAGGAGTTTCCTGTATTTGAGAATCTTCATTATAAAGCTCGTCAGGATGATGGAACATACTTATTCCCTGAAAGGTTTGATGAGAGTTGGTATAAGAAACAATTTGCTATTCAAGGTAAATATGGATCCGCTTCATTGCTACAAGGTGAACCAACTCTTCGCGGTGGGAACATGTTCCACATGGAGGGACTTAGATATATTAATCAAGGTCAACTACCACAAGATTTATTATGGGTTCGCTTTTGGGATTTAGCTAGTACTGAAAAAGAACGTGAAAAAGATGATCCGGATTGGACCGTTGGTACTAAATGCGCTTACCGGGAATATAAAGGAGTTCCACAATTTTTTGTATGGGATGAGGCTAGTTGCCAGGAGGAAGCACCTAAAAGAAATGCAATGATTAAGAGAGTTACTGAATCTGATGGTCCTAAGATTTGGCAAGGTGTTGAGTCAGTAGCCGGGTATAAAGACACCTATACAACTATGAAGCATATCCTTACGGGAAAAGCAATAGTTCATAAATGCACAGTTTCAAAAGACAAGATAGTTAGAGCTTCAGTTCTTGAGCCTCTATTTGATTCCGGAATGATCTTCTTTGTTCGAGGTAAATGGAATGATGATACCTATGAACAGTTAGAGCAATTCCCCGCATCTTTACATGATGACCGGGTTGATGGTTGCTCAGGAGGATATGAACTAGCTAAAAAACGATATGACGAGTCTCAGAATATTGGTGGGACTTTAGGAAAAGGTGCTCAAAAAGGATGGAAGAAGAATGGAAGTTAGACCAAAAGCTGTGAAGTGGGATATCGATAATCGTTTATCTCATTTAATATTTTCTGACAATGCGATCGCTCCTTCAGGAAGGTACTTAATGCGTGGTGGTATTTCATTTCCAATGATGACCGAAACAGAAGGTCTTCAAGGTTATGCTGTCATGTGTGGAATGAATGTAAAGACAAAAAAGATTTACGTTTTTGAAGAGAAAGAATTTAAAGTTATTGATCACGTTATCAGCGATGGACATTTAGAATATGAGGGAATAGCAAGCTGGTTTCCTGATGTTTGGAAAATCTATTTCGCTGACACCTTCTTCTATCATCAAAACTTTGTAACTGCTAAAAAATACAGAGTTAAAATTTATAGATCTCCAATGGCTCAACCTAACCCGGCAATGATTGAGTCTCACTGGAAAGATGACGATCAAGCAATGCATACAGTTTTTGAAAAGGATCTACTCAATGAGTTGCTGTATGCAGAGGATGGGGAAGTCCATAGACAAATGAAACTTTACACAGCTGGTAATGAAAAAGTTTTACCAGCTCTTCACGCTCTTTGCTGTGCCTTAAATGGCATGGAGAAATACAGAATCGATTATGATATTAACTAGAGGATGAGAGTAATGAGTACGAATGAAAACAAGTCTGGTTTGGAGGAATATGTTTCTAAAACATTTAAAGAATTTCAAACTGATAGAAAAGATCTGGAAGTAAAATGGCAAGGTAATATTGATGCCTTCAATAAAGAACTTCAGACAAGATGGAAAAAGAATGAGGGTGGTAAATCAGAAAAAGATTCATGGAGATCTAAAAGATTTATCGGGATTACTAAACAAAAGTGTGAAGCAGCTCACTCTATAATTGTTGATACTGTTTTACAGGGAGGTAAGATTCCTTATTTCCTAGATCAATCTGATTTAGATCAGCAGAAGATTGAATCTGAATCTACAGAAGTGAAAGATGCTGAAGATCAAAACAAAGAGATAATGACTGCCAATATTAACGAGCAGTTAAAAGAATGTAAGGCTAAAGAGCAGTTCTCTGAAAATGTTTTATCAGCTGCTATATATGGTGAGACTTACGGTAAAACTTCTGTTAAGTCAGTGAAAAAATCTGGATATGGTTATATCGCTGATGAAGATGGCATTCAAAAGTGGTCCAAAGTATCAGAATCATATGACTATCCAAAATATGAAGCTCTTTCCATTTGGGATGTGTTTAGAGATCTAGAATCTGACGATCTTCAGACTGGTCGTGCTGTTATTCATCGCCAAATGATGTCAGCTTTTGATTTAAGAAAAATGTCTAATCAAAAATTCATGCTTAAACGCAGAATACTCGATGTTATTTCATCTTTAAGTGGCGATGCAGATGAAGAAGATACAGGTTCTCTATCTCCAGCCAAAAGAGAAATTAAGAATCGTAGGAAGAAAATAACTCTTATTGAATACTGGGGTAGAGTCCCTGCTAAACTTGCGAAAAAGTTTGAGATGGAAATTGATGCTGAAGATAAAAAGAAGAATGGTGATTTTTCAGTAGTAATGAATGATATTCATGAAGTTGATGAAGAGGATGGTAAAGAAGTAGAAGTGATGATAATGATGGCCAATCACACCATTATTCGTTACGTCAAAACTGATGCAGGAGAAAGACCTTTTTATCATTCTGTTTGGGATAAGCCGATTGATGGAGTCGCTGGTTGTGGTGTTTCAGACAATATTATTGAAATTCAGGAGTTGATTAATGGTTCTGTAAGAGCTTTTGAGGATAATAAAAAGCTTACAGGTAATCTAATTCTTGCATTAAAAAGAAGATACCTTCTAGATCAAAAACAAGAAATTGAACCAGGTACAACAATAGATTTATCAGAAGAATGTGATGATGCACGTCAAGCAATTCAGCAAGTACAATTTACTGATGTTGGTGAGTCATTGATTAGTATGATCAATATGGCTCAACAGTTTGCAGATGATGAGAGCTCAGTTCCAAGGGTTCAACAAGGAGCTGGTGGTTCAGGAAGAGAGACAGCTTTTGAATTATCTCAAAGATTAGAGAAGTCTGGTAAATACCTTTCTAAGATTATCGGTTATTTTGACGAAGGAATTATTGAGCCAGTAATTTCATACTTCCTTGACTTTAATATGATGGATGAAAAGTCTGAAGGCAAAGGTAATTACAAGGTTGTTGCCAATGGATTTACCAGCTTCCAAAATCGTGTAACTAAACTTGCTGGAATTCGTCAAGCTATTGAGATGATTCAGAGTGACGAAAGACTCAATAATAAAGTTAAGATTGAAGAGATTTATAAAGAGTTCACTGAACTTCTAGACATTGATACTGATCGTTGGTTTATGAATGAAGAAGAAGATGAAGCTAGAAAAGAGCAGGAGGCTCAAATTCTTCAACTTCAACAGAGGCAGGCAGAGTTGGAAGTTCAGAAATTAGAATCTGAAATTGCTTTGGAGAAAGCTAGAGCTGAAACTCTTATCGCTGAAACCAAAATGAAGGCAGAAGAGTTGAAGGTAAAAATGCTTGAAGAGGCTAACAGAGCTAATCAAGTAGCTTAGATTATATTTTGGGAGTCATTTAGGTGGCTCCTTTAATTATTGGTACTCTTGTGATCGGAATTTACTTGTGTCTTTTTTATCAATTTCGAATTTTCCAATTTTATAGACTCCATTTGTCCAAAAAGCCACCTCTACATAAAAATGGTCCCCTTTATCTTTTGCCCATATATTTCCTTTTCTGTTGTCCATTTTTACTTCTGGGAAATTACTAAATATATGATTTCTACAAGTAGTTTTTGCAGAATATTTATCATACTCCCTCGGTGTTTCTTTGGCACTTTCGCTACATCCATAAAGTGCAATGATAATTACTAGGATTGAAAGTATTCTTATCATAATTACCCTTTTGATATTTTTTAATTCTATTGAAATTGCTGGATCATCATAATCTCAATAACATCATTCCACAAACCAAAACTATAGTTTCGGTTATTATCGATTCAAGAAATATTTAATTTTTATATTATTGACAAAATCGATAAAATCCGTATATATTATTATTAATATCAATACTTTGATGTATAATTAAATTATGAAGTCAAATGAATATCTAAATAGTTCTGAAGCAGTTAGACAGGTTTCCAACCTAGGGTTTGAACCAGGTGGGAAAATTCTTTTAGATGTTATCAGAGATAAGAAGGATGAAGCTATGAAATCAGCAGTCAGAGAAGCAGGTAAAGGTCAAAACCTTAAAGCTCTTAGACTACTGAATGTAGCTAAAACTTGTAGTGATATTTTAGATTTCGTAGATAAAGCAGTCGAAATAAATAAACACGGAGAAGCTGAATAATGAGTGCTGTCGTTGCTGAAGTAGAGGAAGAAATATCTGATGATTTTATTGGAGCTTTTGAGTCTGATGAAATAATTCAGGATGAGCCAGAAGAAAAAGATGATTCTGAAAAAGGTGAATCTCAAAATGATTCTGGAGAAGATGACTCCGATGATGAGAGCAACGAAGATTCTGGAAATTCAGATGACGACAATGAGGATGACTCTGAAGATGAAGGAGAAGAAGAAGAACAGCAAGAAGAAGAAGTTGATCCATCGGAACCTTCGGAAAGAGAAAAAGCACTTGAAAGGGAAGTTGAAGAACTTAAGGCTAAGCTAGAAAAGCCTGAAGAAAAGGACGAGGAAGAAGAGGAGATCGAGGAAGAAGAGCCAGAAAAGTTTGAGCTTGTTTCTCTCGATGATCTTACTGATGGTCTTTCAGATGACCTTAAAAAAGATCTTGAAGAAATTTATCAAGATTTTCCTTCATTGAAGGCAGTATTAGAAAAGGTTAATGATAATGCCCAGGGTAAGCTAAAAGATTTTATTGAAAAGCAATCTGCTAAAAAAGAAAAGAAAGCTCCCAAGCAAGAGCTTAAAACAACTAAAGATGACCTTAAAAAAGATACTCAAGATTTAGTTGAAGGTCGTTTTTGGACAGACTTGCTAGTTAAAAGACCTGAAGCAAAAGAAGTTTCTGGATCTAAGAAGTTTCAGAATTGGTTAAATGCTCAACCAGATAGTGTTCAGAATTTAGCTAATTCATTAAATGTTGACGATGCTATTTCAGTTCTTAATGCATATGATGCTTCGCAAAAAGCTGCTAAAGCTAAAAGAGATGCAGAAAAAAAGAAGCTAGATGATAAGAACGAGTTGAATAAGACAACTATCACTGGAGATAAAAAGTCAACAGGTTCAAAGTCTGAAGGAAGTGGGGATGAGTTCGAAGACGCATTCTACGAAGAAGATTGAAGACTTAATTGAGCTTAGGTGTACTAACCAGTACAAAAAGTTCAAAAGACCATGCGGAAAGCTATTAGCTAAAGCAAAAGGAATAGAAGCAGGTGCCGTGATACACCTTTTTTGCAGAAAATGTGAAAAGAATACACGAATAGAATTTCTCTAACTGAGTTGGTTAGAGCTTGTTAAGCCAGAGCCCCTTTGAAGGCCAGAGCAGAAATGCTAATTCCCGTTTATCGGGTCTTATCAAAGGAGGCTACAAATGGCTGTACAAACTTACGGTGATATTTCACCACGTACCGCAGCTTACGCCGCTAAAAAACTCCTTTCTCGTGGACAAGATATGCTTGTCACAGAAAGATTCGGACACTTCGACCCGCAAGGCAAGAAGAAATCTAAAGTCAGAAAGTGGAGACGTTATAATTCACTTTCTCCTGCAACCACTGCACTGACTGAAGGTGTCACTCCGTCTGGTAGTGCTATCTCATTCACTGACTATACAGCTACTCTTGAGCAGTATGGTGATTGGGTGCAAATCTCAGACGTTATTGCTGACACACATGAAGATCCAGTTCTTATGGAAATGATGGAGGTTGCTGGTGAGCAAGCTGCTGAAACCATTGAACTTCTTCGTATTGCCGTACTTCAGGCAGGTACTAACGTATTCTTCGCTGGCACTGCTGCCGATCGTGAAGCTGTAAATGCAGCTCCTTCTCTTGGAGACTTCAGACGTATTAACAGAAGCTTTAAGCGTAACAAAGCAAAAGAAATCGCAAAGATTATCAAAGCTGGTCCAAACATCGCTACTGAACCTGTTAATAAAGCCTATTTCGCAATGGGCCACACAGACCTTGATCCTGATATTCGCAGTATTGCTGGTTTTATTCCAGTAGAGAAATATTCACAAGTTCAGAAAGCTCTACCTGGTGAAGTCGGTAAAGTTGAGAATATCCGCATCATCCTAACTAACCTGTTCAGCCCATTTGAAGCAGCTGGTACAGATACACCAGGGAATACAGCTTTCCTTACAGGTGGTGTAGCTGGTACTGGTGCTCCTGATGTTTACCCAATAATTGTTGTTGCTCGTGACGCTTATGGCATCGTTCCTCTTCAGGGACACAATGCTGTTAAGCCTTCAGTGATGAACCCAGGAACAGTTGATAAGTCTGACCCACTTGGACAGACTGGTTTTGTTTCTTGGAAGACTTACCAAGCGACAGTGATTCTTAATCAGTCTTGGATCGCTCGTCTAGAGTGTTGTGCTACAGCTAACCCTAGCTAAGCCTAACCACAACTGATTCACAATGCCGTCATTCTTTCGGGGATGACGGCTTTTGAGGTGAATAACCATTAAATTAAAAAAAGGTTTATAGTCATGTCAGGTAATAATGCCAACAAATCAAACAAGAATAAAGACCAAGTTGATTTAGGATTGAATGTTGAAGGTGATGAAACAAATGCACCAGAAAATCAATCTGCACCTCAATTAAATTCACAAGAAGATAATGCTTTAGCTAAAGCTGAAGCAGAGATCGAAAAACTTAAAGCTGAAAAAGAAGAGGCAGATAAGAAAGCTGCTGAAGCTGAAGAAGCTAAAAAAATTGCTGAAGCTGCTTTAGTTGAAGCTAAAGATGAAGCTGAAGAAATGCCCCATAATGACAGCAAGTTTTGGTGGGTGACTTTTGCAGCTAAAGATAACCCAAGTGCAACAGACCAAGTTATCCTTGGTGTAAACGGTGAAATGCTTGTTATTAAGCGAAATGTGAAAGTTATCGTTCCTTCTAGGTATCTGAAAGTCGCTGACAATGCAGTAGCAAAACAATACCGCCAATTACCAGGTGAAGAAAGAGTTGTTGTTGGAGAAGTTAAAACTTATCCATATACAAAACTTAAGCCTGCTACTGAAGAAGAGTATCAGGCTATGAAAGCTGAAGGTACTAAAGCCACTAAAGAAGCTCAGAGTAAGAAAGAGAAGTAATTAGATGGCACTCGTATCTATTACAGGCATGACTAACGATGTTTTGATGGAGTTGCCGGACGTTCCGGCTCCTCTAATCGAACAGCGTATGCAGAAAGTCATTCAAGACTTTTGTGAGCGTACTAATGCTTGGCAAGAGACGAGTAGTCACACTGGTGTTCAAGGACAAGAAGAATACACTTTGACCAAAAGTGATGAAGGTGAAATCATTAAGATAATGAAAGTCACTGTTGATGGAAATGAAGTTGCTTATGGCAATTACGAGTTGGTTGATGGGAAGTTGAGTTTTCCCGGTAATTTTGTCCCAAATACTGATAATGAAATAGTCGCTACAATTTCTTTGATTCCAAATACAAATCAATGTCCAGATTGGTTTTTAACTCACTATAAAAATCATTTAATAAACGGGTGTGTTTCTTCTTTGATGAAACTACCACGTAGACCATGGACTGATTATGGATTAGCGAGATTTTTTGAAAAGGAATTTTTCAAGGGAGTAGGGCTAGAGCTCAATCGCCAAGCAAATGCCGGTGCGAATAATTCCGGAGGTTTCATGGCATGAGTTTAACTGCACAAAAAATTATAAATCGAGTTCGTAGAGATCTTCATGATTCTGAAGGTGGAGAGGCTGGAGAGTTATATAGATGGCCAGATGCTAATCTTGTTGATTATATTAACGATTCTCAATTCGACTTAAGGGAAAAAATGCCAGAGTTTTGGTTGGATTCCGCAGGTGTACTTCAGACTTTGGTTGTCGCCTCAACAGGTGATTTAGATACTGACCTATTACTACCAGATAAACTCATAAGAAGTGTTTCTGGTTTTGTTTCATATAAAGCACTATCTGAAGATGATGCTGACACGGAAAATTTAAATAGAGCTGCTGTCTTTAGATCGCAGTATGAAGAGATTACGAGGTGATTTAATGGCTATTTTCTATGCAGACTATGTAAACGGTGATGATGCTAATGACGGAACTATTGAAGCTAATCCGGTAAAAGATATAACAGCTTTAGTTGGATCTCTTAGTCCAGGTGATGAGGTTAGGGTAAAAGAAACTAATCATACTTTTGATGCTCTTTCTGGTACTTTTACTAGTGATAGAACAGCTCATACAATAAGTACCTCAGTTGATCATACTGGGATTCTATCAACTAACGAATATATAAGAGTTCAATTCACCGATGAATTAGGCAATGCTCAGACTGATTACCTAAGAATAGCTGCGGTTACATCATCTTTGATAACTCTTGATGTTAGAAATGAATTCATACCTGATGGATCAAGCATAACAGCAGTACATCATATTGGTACTATCGCAACAAACACTGATGATTTTGATATTAATGGTGTGGTTGGAACAGAAGCTAATCCAATTAAAATTTCAGGTGGATGGAAGTTTGGAACTGACACTGTTACTCCTACAGGTGAAACTCTATCAGTAAGAAAAAGTACTAGTACCAGTACTGCATTTTTTGACATTAGCGCTGCTTCTGAATACTTAGATATTGAAAATTTCATAATCCTTGGTAATGGGCTTATGGACAATGGGAAATATATAAAACTTAAAGATATCTATGTATCTTCAAGTACTGGATCATTGAGCACCTCAGAATCTGTAGGAGAAGATCTTTTTAGAGGTGTTCAAGAGAATGTTACGATGATAGGAAATCACGCTTCATCTTTTTCTAGATTCCTTGCAGGAAATACGAGAGCTATTGAGTTTAATAACTGTAGATTTGTATCTCACAACATAACTTCTACGTCTGATGGTATGTTTTATAATTGTGATAATCTAACTTTTACTGACTGTGAATTTAGTGGAATACATAGGTTTGCATATTTATGTAATAATCTAGTAATTGATAATGCGAGTTTTATATCAAATGAAGCTTCAAGTAATCCTACGGCATGGATTGATGAGTGTTACAATGTTCAAATAAAAAATTCAGACTTTGATTATGATGTAATGTATAATCAAATATTGTTTTTTAGTGACTGTAGCCAGATTATCGTAGAGAACTGTGATATAAGCAATATTGCTAGTACAAAGTTTCTCTCAAATTGCTATTCTGTTGAAGTAATAGATTGTGATTTAACTTTAGATTCTGGTATTGGTAGTCCAGTATTTGTTACATCATCTGTTGATGTAAATTTCTACAATTGTGCAATTGAATTAAAGCCTAGCGCAAATTCATTTGCAACGAGTTCAGGACCATTGATGTTTTACGATTGTACTGTTACTAATCCTGATTCAATATCTGAGTATCTTGGTAATTATGACGATCACAAAAGAACTGCCTTTCATAGATTTAATTCTGATAATGATAACCATGCTGTTTGTTACAGTGAATGGTTTCTTCTAACTATTCCAGATGATACGCACTCCACTTCATTATCGTTTAAAATTGAGTCTAAAGAAGCCAACATATCAACTAACTTTGAAATATACACTTTTATTGTCACTGATGCTGGATCAGACATAGACTTAGATATTTACTACAAGACTGACAGCGAGCCAGATTTAAGTTGCCTTTCCTGCTACTCTGATGGAAAACTTATAGATAATTACGTCATGCAATTCATTGAAGATGTTAAGGAGACCTCACCATCTGCTACAGGTATTTCAACTTCTGATTGGTGTAAGAAAACCATCACAATTCCTTCTGCTAATTTAACCGTTGGTCGTGAAATCAAATTATTACATAAAATGAGATGTGGTGCTATCGCAGAAAGAGTACAGTTCGATTTTTCACCAGCCACTTAATTAAGGTTTTATTATGGTAATTTATAAAGGACAGCTATACCCTTCCGGCGTATCCGAAAAGGTGAGCTTAAGGAATGGATCTATAAATCCTATTGCTCCTTTTGTATCCGTAATAATCTCGCCATTAGATGATAGTCGTGGTGGTGATTCATTTAACCTTTGGTATGCAGGTTACTCTCTTCCTTTCGAGGCTGGACAATTAACTTTCGGCAATGGTATGATCATACCTGAATCAACTACTCCAGTGGTTGAAGGTATACCAGACAATATTAAAAGTACTAATGACATTGAAGATGTTCAGGCTTATGTACACCTTGCTCAACCTATTGAAAGTACAAATGAAATTGAAGAGCCTTTAGCTGGTTTTTACAAAGATGCCACTGTCGATAATATTGAGAGCTTAAATGAAGTTGATTTAACAGAGTGGAAACCAGTACAGATAGTTGATGCTGCTGACAGCCCAGAATTTCAAAAGATAGACCCTGACACTTTAACTCTTATTGGCGATCCAGTTTCAATATCTTTAAGTTCACCTTTTAACTACGCTGTAAAGTGGATTGCAGGATCAAAAGGAAGACTTTTTGTAGGTTATACCAATTATCCCCATGATGGAGATGACAAAGAGGGTTATTTAGAAATAGACCCTAACACTCTTGAGTTAATTTCACAAGTGTGGACACAAGATGGACCTTCACTATTATCTCAGGTTCAACTAGCGGTTACTTCTAATGATAGGATATTTGTATATCGTCATAATACGATAGTTGAGGTTGACCCTGATGCATCTTTTGGACAAGTAGGAAGTTCTTGGAACCCTTCCGGAACTCATGGATCTATTGAATGTATCTATGCTTATGGTGAGCTACTATTCGTAGTTGGTACTACAAATATTGGAGTGTATAAAACTAATGGACTCACTATTGGAAGCTTCACACTTCTTGATACAATAACACTTCCAACCTGGATAACTTCTGACACTATATGGTCGATGTCTGTCGCTGGATTTAGAGGATTCGCATACAAGTTGTCAGGCGGGGAGGTTACAGAGTTTAATCCTTTAACTGCCGAGCAAATTGGTGACTGGGAAACTTCTTCAACATCTTACAGAGGTATAGGCGGTCAGAACCTATCAAGTGATATAAACTTGGCTGTGAACAGCTCTCCTGAAGACATTGAGTCAACAAATGAAGTTAAAGAACCTACAGTTGAGTTATTCGGAGCTACTCCAGTAGATATTGAAAGTACTAACAATATTGAAGAGCCAACACTAATTAATTTACTTGATGTTGAATCACTAAATGAGATAGAGAGTCCAAGCGTTTATGGAAAACTATCTGTAGATTTAGAGAGCTCAAATGATATCGACATATTAGTTTTTGTGAATGTCGATAATGTTGAAAGTAGCAACGAAATAGATACAAGTTCTCTTGGATACTTTATCAATAACATTCAAACAGTGAACGAGATTGAAGATGTACCAGCTGGTTTAGTTATTGAAACAGACCCGTTTGAACTAAACCTAAACTTTCAGAGCTTCAATTTTATTACTGAAGTTACCGTATCAATCGTTCCTGTACTCTCAGTTAATTCACTAGAAAGCTTAAATTTCCTTGGTCTTACAGAACCAAAAGTGACGAACTTTAATTATGGAAAAATAGTTTTTACAAGAAAATCTCCACAAATAACAATGTAAATAAGAGGTAAAATTATGGGTAAATTTTTAGCAGATAGTGCACATGATGCAAAGCTAGACCACATAATTGGTTTAAACGGTTCTAACGGACTTAAACTATATGTGGCCACAAGTGCTTTTGTACCTGGCACAACTGCAATCAGTGACGCTTCAGTTTTAAATGATACTGGAGTAAATGTAACTTTATCAGCGAAAGCAGATGGCGATACTGATGGACGTAAAATCACAATTACTCCTGACAGTACAGTATCCATTGATACTGCTGGTGATGTAGCACAAATCATCTTAGTTGATTCAAACAACTCTGATGCTCACATTCTAGTTACTGATACTAGTTCTCCTGTAACTGTAGCTGTAAGTGATAACCTTACTGTTCCAGCTTACGATTATACTAGTCGTGACGCAGCTTAATAAGGAGCCCGACTATGCTACTTGATGAAATCGCAAAAGAAGGACATGTTTTCGCAATAGCTGTAGATTTTATTGATGAAAATGATAATGCTTTCACGCCTAACACAGATAGCATTAGTTGGGGTCTTTATGATAAAGATGGAACAGAGTTAGCTAGCTCTAGCTCTGCACCAACTTCAGCACCTTCTATAAATATAATCATACCTGGCTCTGAAATGAGTATTCAGGAAAGTGAAGTGAAATTAGCTTCAGCACCAAGATTTTTAAGGGTTTCTGCAACTTATGATTCAGCTCTAGGGAATAATCTGGCAGTTGTTAATGAGTATAAATTCTTTCTTGAAAACCTAAAGGGGATATCTTAAATGCCTATAGATCTTGCAAGATTTGGTGGGATTATTCCCAAATTAAATCCGAATGAACTTCCACCAACGGGAGCTCAGAAAGCGGAAAATTGCGATTTGGTAAGTCAATCCCTTAGACCAATAAGCGTAGACACGCCTTTTTTTGATTTAAAAGGTGATGATGGCAGAATAGAAGGTGAGTTGGATGAGAACTCTGTATTTCATACTCCACAACCAATTCCTCCTTTGATAAAAGATATTGATTATTTCGCAAGGAATTTAGATCAATGGGTTGGGGTTAGACGTTCTATTTATGTAGCTAAAGTTTCTGCGGATCTTGCTGGTAACACCTTTGATGACATAGTTCATGAAACTAATGGTCACGGCTTCTCTACTCCAAGTAAAGTTGTTTACACCGAAACTGGAATGAGGATAACTTTTGATATTCCGGCAATTAATCTAAGTCTACCAGATGGATTTACTTATCAAATAATTTCTCCTGTATTCCAATTTCTTTTGGTCAATTCACCTTTTAACGGAAGTCCAGACGAAAATTTTTACCTTCCTACTCAGTTAGGAAGAGGTTACACCTCAACAATACCAAGGGGAAGGATTCCTCTTGTTTATAGAACTCCTAAGCCAGATGCAAATATTATCAACATAAATGATAATGAAGATTTTGAGCAGGGTGTAATCTATGGATACTTTGAAGTTGAGGATGCAGATTTTTTCCCAATCGATAAGACAATTACAAATCCTTCAGGAAATGGAACTCTTAATGAAACTTTCATTGCCGGACAAGTAACTTTCACGATAAATATGAATTACTCTGTGCCGAAAAGAAGAACTTATTACTATGTTCAAACTTATCTTAAAGATCGCAATTTAAACATTGAAAGTATCCCTTCTGAAATATCAGAAGCCGTTGAGCTTTTACCCGGTCAAATACCTACTCTAAACACAAATAGAGTTGATTTAGAAGATGGTTATATTTTTAATAACCTTTACCGATCAGGATCCGGTGACGGGTTTAGGTTACTTGCAGAAGTAGATGACGATGAATTTACTGATACAGAATTCCTTCCATTAAGAGATTCTTTACCTCCTTTTGGTAATGCTCCTGTAGTTGGAGAAGCTAACCTACAATCATTTATTGAAGGAAGTTTAATACATCCAGGTCAATTTGGAGTAGCATTTAAAGATAACATTTTATATTTTTCTGACTTTTATAAGTATCATGTTTGGCCGGATGAATACACAGTTACATTCGCAAACAATATTGAGGCAATCATGCTTTCAGGTGGAAGTATTATTGTATATACCAATGAAGATGTATTTGTTGTGTCTGGTGGGGATCCTGCAAGGATGAATAAGTATCTTGTTACAAATGTGAATCCGCTCTTAGATAAGAAATCTCTATGTAGAATTGGGAATACAATTTTCTATGTTTCACATGACGGTCTTTTTGCTACATCCGGATCAAGCGTAAGAAATCTTACGAGTGAGTATTACACAAGAACTGAATGGCTTGATTTACTTCCTGAAACATTTTCAGCTAAAGTTGCAGATAACAGTATATTTTTAGAGGGTAACCTGGTTAATCTTCGTTTCGATATAGACGAAACTATTCAGGCAATTACCACGTTTACTGATACTTCAAATACTTCAGGCTTTACTTGGAGATCAAAAAAGTATCATTTTACTCATCCAGAAATTTTTGATTACTGCAAAGTAGATGCTGACGGAGATGTAACTATAAAAATTTATGTTGACGGTTCTTTAGCAGGAACATTTACAGCTAAAGATTATAATCCGGTTGTCCTTGAAAATTTATCTCATGGAATTGATTGGGAATTCGAGCTGGTAGGAAATGTTGAAGTTAGAAGCTTTCAGGCTTTTGAAAGAAATATTATTGCCATGGGGCAGTCCATAAACTTAACGAAATCAAATAATCCAGTGTGGAAGATAAGTTGGTTAAAATTTTCTGATGTGGGCGCTTTTTCTGGTGGTATTGTTACTACGGAAAATAATAAACCTGTATCTATAAGGTTCTTTCATGAGTCAGAAGGATTAGTTCATAATGCATTGATTCATTCTGGAAGAGTTTTCAAACTTCCGGAACATGTTCCAGATGGAACTTTATGGAGAGTTTCTATAGAAAATGATATATCCACTCCAATTGAAAGTCTTACTTTATTTTCAAGATCAAGACAAATCATAAAAGATAAAATACATGAATTTAGAAGTGATCCTTCTGTAGGTCCATGGGATATAAAAGTATATGATACTCTGAAACCTATTTCATTCTCATGTGCTCAGGTATTCTCTACAGGATATCCAGTAAAGGTTAAATTCTTTGGAGATAATGATGAGTTATACACAATTTCTTTTACCAATGAAAAACCGAGAAGACTTCCACATTCTAAGCTAATGAAGAAGTTCACTTTTGAAGTAGATGAAAATGGCAGTGTTGTTCGTGAATTTGCCGTAGCAACAAGCATGGCAAAACTTAAGTAGGTGATCTATGGCGCAGGTCAAACGTGAAAGAACTGACCATAAAACAGGATTTACCAATCCTTTTCAACCTGATTTAACACCTCAAGAAACTCAGTTGTTTCGAGAACTTCAGGAAGAAACTGTGCGCCTTGATGCTGAAATTGATTCTATTGATACAGATATTCAAGTTTATGATGACTCTGAAATGTTCCAGGCAATAGGAGATCTTCGCAGAGCTGTACTTAGATATACACAAAATTATGAAAGGCTTGGATTTAGACCATGAGTTTTTCTTCGCCATTTTTACCAGAAACAATAAAAGCAAGTCATACAAAGAGTAGACTTTTTAGGGAATTGCAGCAAAGGCTTTCTATTGAAGTTCCTACCATAGATAATCCAGAGTATGATGACACAAGACTCCAGGAAGAATTTAACTTACTTGAATTGGAAGTTGATTATCTTCTCAGTCTTAGACCGCCAGAAGAAGAGGAGGAAGAAGAGATTGTCTTTCAAGCTATTCATGTAGACTTTGATAAGTTTACTCATAGTAGCAATGATGGTTTAACCTGGGAAACTGCTTGGCCTAACATAGAACAAGCTATGTCAGCTTATAAAGTTTTATTTAATTCTTTGATAGATGAAGATATGACTGAGGCTGAAGAAATTGAAATAATGAAGAAATTCCCCATTTGGGTTAAAGGTAATCAATCAGGAACAACAGATTTTCGTTATTTTGAAAACAGACACGCTCCACACATTAAGATATATGGAGGCATGAAAGAGGAGTATGAAAGCCATAACGATCGAACTGTAAGCGATTATTGCGAAGTTAATACACTTCAAATTTTTGATTTTGATGATGCTGAAATTGATCATAGCCAAACTCTTTTTGATGGCTTCCTTTTCACCGATGAAGATACATTTATAGAGTTTACAAATTCTGATATTGTAAATATTAAATTCGAAAACTGTATATTTGACTTAGATGAATTAAGCGAAGTTGATGAACAAGATTTATCGTCAAATACTCAAACTGTAGGTTCTTCAGATTTTGTAATAGGAACTAATTCTCCTTTTGAATTTGAATACTGCACATTTAGAAATTTAAGCAGAACTTATAGTATAAATAGAGTATTAGCTCATGTAACTCGCTGGGGAGGTAAAATTGAAGTTGGACCTGTTATCAATACACCTTCTGCCACATTTAAAAATATAATTTTTGATTCTGTTGATTATACAATCAATGGCACTTCCGGTCACGATGATCAAATGAATCAAGAGTTTTATGGTTTGGCTCCAGGATTTAGTTTTGATGCTGGAGATGCAACACTGTTTTATATTGATCCAGTAATAAAATGTTCTTCGATGTCTAATGTTTCAAAAGTTTCGTGCTCTTTAGACACTAATGCAGAAGATTGTGAAGGTGGTGATGGTTTAAACTATGAATCTACACATGAATTCGAACATAAGAATCCCTCTTCAGGAAATCCAGATTATACAGATTTAAATATTACAGGACGTAAGAGAAGCGGAAGGGATGGACCTAATGGAGGCAATTCATTATTTGGTCGTGCTGGTAATGGCGGTAATGGTGAAGGTGCATTTAGAGGTCAACACGTTATAGAAGAAGTTGTAGGCTGGGATGAAGATGTCGATAACTTTGGAATGTTTCAAGATATGGGATATGACTTGTTAGATGGCCACAGCTCATCACAAAGTCATTCTTTCCCTTCAGGTACTACTATTACGTCTGGAGATGGAGGAGACGGAGGAGATGGTGGTGATGCTGGCTCGACTTTCTATGGAACTGCTGGAAGTGGTGGTACTGGTAGAAGCGGGGCTTCAGCGGGAGACACAGATCATACATTTTTATATAATTCAGGACTGGATAGGGTTACTTTACCTGATTCATATTTTGGGTTTATAGCACATTTTACTAGCATAGTAAATGTTACTTTTATATCTGGTTCAAGTGGTTCAAGTGGTTCCAATGGAGCAAATGGCCAGATAAGTACTACTACTATCGAGTCTTTAGTTTGGGGAACTATAGATATCAATGACGTAAACAATTTCATTTCTGGCGACAACTACCTGTATTCCACTAGTTAATAATTAGTTAGTATCATTTAAAATAATGATATATGTGTTATATATTAATATAATCAATACAGCTAATATTTATCTGAGGCAATTACTATGATTGGAAATGCACCTACATCTACAAATTTAAATTCTAAAAAGCTTCAAGGGTTAGCCAGAAGAAGACGTATGAATCAAATTGCTGGAAATGCGACAGTAAAAAATGGACTTCAAAGGACAACCACATCTTTATCTCCAGCTTTTAATATTGTTAATCAATCTCGTAGATCTTCTGGTTTGGTAAATCAGGGACAGTATAGAGATGCTTCATTTCGTCAAGCAGCTCAAAATAGAGAAGATAGATTAGAGGATCAGCAATATAAACGTGGAATAGATCAGAGAAATTTTGAAATAAGTTTAGAAAATAACGATCGTTCTTTTGGTTTAAAAGAAAGAGCCTTTGAAGCTAGCAGAGAAGATGCACAGTTTAATAAGGATCTAGCTAAACAAAAAGTTGGACTAGCACAAAATAGCCAGGAGTTTAGCCAGGGCATCCAGAAAGAACGGTTAGGATTAGCAAAAGATGCACAAGGTCTTAATGAAAAAAGGTTTGAAGAAGATAATCGTAGATTTGATGAAACCAATAATACTAGAAGAGAGATAGCTGGTCTTCAGGCAGAAGCAGAAAAAAGAAAATCTGATTTAAATCGAATTGATAAATTAGATGATGGTTATCTTGAAGCTAGAGCTAAGCACCTTGGAATTGATACTTCTAAATTTATTGATGAGTCTGGCAATTTTACGAGAGAAGGGGATCGTTACTTCGGTACAGTGAAAGAATTGATGAAGAATGGCTTATCTGAAGTGGATGCAGTAAAACAAGCCGGAAGTGATATTCTTGGAAACAATCAATCTAATATACAGAATAGAATCAATGAATTGGAAAATCTTGGTGAAGATATTTCCGGTGACGAAAAAATTGAACTTGAAGATGCAAAAAGATCGATTCATGAAAATGCGTCTCACTTATACAGGGTTAACCCAAATGCAAGAAACCCTGAAAGAGATAAGCAAGTAGCCAAACTTCAACAAGGTGTTCAAGGAGCTCTTGATGTTGCTGGTAATTTTAAGGGCGATGATCCAGTATCTATTGCTCGAAGAGGTGTGGAAGTACAAGAGTTCCTGAATCAACAAGGAATTGATCTAAGCCAAGTGAATATTGGAAACTCCACTCAGGGTAATCAAATCCTTGAAATGGTTAAACAAGCGGATCCTAAGCTTATTGAATTATCTGAAGCTGTTAAACGTGAACGAAATGCCCTAGGCACTAGTAGAGGTTTAGCGAGAACTTTCGAATCTCCTAGTACTCTAGGTGGTGGCTTAATGCTGGCTAAATCACTTCAGAATTCTAATCCAAAAAGACTACAGGAAGCAGAAAGAAAACTCCAAGAATACCTAGGTAAAAAGAAAGGTGGAGCTCAGTAACATGCCAGACTTTAATGGATTGGATATAAGCTTTGATGAATTGAGTTTCGACAAAGATAGAACTGGTGTAGATCGCAATGCTAAACATTTTCTTCAAGATCGTGGTTATCTAGAAAAAGATGGTGATTACTACAACTTTGAAACTGATGATCAAATCAAACAAAGAGAGATTAAAACGGAAAGAAGTCGTAGAGACTTTATTAAAAACCCCAGTTTACTTAAAACTCTTGGCCGTGGTTTTTCTCGAGGTGTCGATAATCTTCAAGCTTCTGCTTATGGACTTTCAGGATTATTTGGTGATTTAGTGGGTTCAGAAGGTCTTAAGGATTTTGGATTAAAAGGTTTTTCTGAAAACCAAAAAGAAGCTTCTGAGACATACGTACCAATTGATTCTTTTATTAGTGGTGGTGAAAAAGGTGCATTCGGTAGTGCTGGTAATTTTATCACTGCTATACCTCAAGCCATTGGTGAAGCTTTACCTTCCATTCTTGAAGCTGTTACTTTCAGTGCAGCTGGAGCCGTTGCTGGATCGCAAGTAGTACCAGGTATAGGTCCAGATGATTTAGTCGCTGCTCCTGCTGGTGCTGTATCAGGTATTTTCGCCAAAGGAGCTATTAAAAAATATATTCGTGATCTAGCTAATAAAGAAGGAATAGAAATAGCAGCTGCTAAAGCTCTTGTTACACCTCAAATTGAAAAAGAAGTAGTAAGGAATGCTGTTAAAAGTCTTTCTGCAAAAGTAGGTGGTGGACTAGCTATAGGCTTAACAGAAGCCGGTAGTAATTTTGCAGAGCTTTCAAGAGATCATGGAATTGACGCTCCAATGACATCTTTGTTATTTGGTTTAGTTTCTGGTGCTTCTGAATCAATGTTTGGTGCTGTTCCAGATATTATGAAACAATTTATGCGTTCACCTATTTCTCATGCTGTAAAACAAAAAGCTAAAGAGAGTGGAATGAAAAAGGCTATGGGTTGGATGTTCGATGTCATGAAATCATCGGCAGCTGAGGGTGGCCAAGAAGCTTTTCAAGGATTTTTATCTTCATTAAATAAAGAAGTCAATGATCCTAATTTTGAAATCACCAGCAAAGAAACTTTTATGGAGTGGATGGAGCAAGCAGCTGCCGGAGCACTGGTTGGAGGTCCATTAAGAATAGGATCCAAGACGATTGAATCATTCAGGGAAAGGCCAAGTGCTCCGGTAAAAAGTGAAATTATACCTGGTGAAAATGGAATTGAGATTCCTACTCTTGATATGGGAGTCGTTGCCAACCAAACTGATGACTTTGGTAAATTAACTCCAGAAGCACAGACTAAAATATTCGAAGATTACTTAGCTGAAGAAAAAGAGTTTGATGAATTTAGAGCTGCTGAATTAAACGAAAATATTGATCAAGCTTCTGTTCAAGAAACGCTGGAAGAAGTTAATGAAGTACAACCACAATTAGAAGATGAAGTTTCTCAAGAAATTATTCCTGAATCTAATAACTTCAGCTTGGATCCTATAGAAACAATTCAAGAAGAAAGTGATATTCAGCAGGAATCTCAAGTTGAGCAATTACAGGAACCTAATCTTCAAGAAACAGAAGAAGTTGTTCAGGAAAAAAGTATTAATGATCAGGCAATAGAGCTTGCTAATGCAAGTGTAGCTCAATATGGACTCGAGATAGGTATTGGCAATAAAAATACACTTGCACCTTATTCTGAGAATTACATAAAAAGACTCAAAGGCGATCGACTAAATAGAGCCTACTTGAGAAATAAAGATGAAATGGAAAAAGCCTTTAGAAGGTTTGAGTTGCCAGGTACAATTGAGTCAAAATCCACTCGTTATCAAGAATACCTTCTTTATAAAAATAGAACTGAATCTCTTGCTAACAAACTAGAAAGTGATGGACAATCAACAGCTGACTTAGAAATTGATAAAGCTGAAGAGCAGCAAGAAAGAGAAAAACAGGCAGAAGCAGAAATAAAAGCATTTGAAGAAAGAGGTAAAGAGCTCGGTCTAAATGAAGATGAATTGAATATTGATGATAGTTCTAAAGAGCAAGAGGTAGAGGAACCTAAACAAAGTAACCCATATCTTAATATGCCTATTGAGAAGGTTAAGGCAGATGCAGAGCATGGAGTTCTTTTGGCTACAGAGGCTTTGGAAATTTTAAATAGCAAAAAAACTACTGAAGAGTCTAAATCTAAAGAAGATAGTCCAGCTGAATTCAATCAATCCAATGTTAAGGTTGGCGATATTGTTCAGCACAGAGGAGGATCTTTTGAAGTTATTGATGTTCATAGTTCTGGAGTATCGGGTAAAAGATTCGCTCACTTACCTTTTGGAGGAATAAAGGGATTAAATCCCAAGCCGGATCCAAAGAAAAAGAAGTCAAAAAAAGATAAATCTAAAAAGAAAGTTGAAGAAGTAGAGAGCAATAAATCTGATGATTTAAATGAAGTCTTAGATGAAAATGGTTCTTTCATTGGTTCTGAAGAAATCCAATCAAAAAGTAATAAACCAGAATCTAATAAAAAGAATCCAGATTTATTACAAGACTTTGGCGAAGTCATACCGTTCGCTCGAAAGCATGAATGGCAAGATTACGCTAAATCTTTGGATGTTGAAACAGATGTAAAAGCTCTACCATTATCAAAAGCTTTACCAAAACCAAATTATAAGAAAATGGTTAGTGATGGAGTAGATAAAAAAGTAGTCGGTTTAGTTAGAGCTATTAGAGAATCTATTCCTAATAAACCAAGAAGGTCACATAGAATTTCTAACTGGGTATCTGAAGTTAATAAGGCTAGAAGAAATATTTCTAATCTTATATCTGGTGAGATAACACCTGGATTTTTTGAAGAAAAATTGTTTCCTCCTCATAATAATTTCAATAAGAAGATATTCGTAAAGTCAGAACTCTATAAAGAGTTTGGCCATGATGTCGATTTATCTGATTTAAGAATAGAATCCGGATCATATTCTGTTTTTAAAGGTGAAGTTTTCGATAATCCTAAAAGTCTGGATGTAATCACCATGGGTTATTCTGGTTCAGGCAATATGTCTACAGCAGATAATCTTAATGATGTTATTGAGAAGTTTAAGACAGAAGTTATGCCTAATCTTCTTGATAAGCCAAAATCTAAAAAGAAAGGTCCTAAATTTGATATTCGTATGAGAAGAAGACCTGAAGAAGGTCAGTCAAAATACTATATCAATCATAAAATTGGCAGAAATTATATTCCAGTAGTTGAGTCTAATGACCTTCAAGAATTAAAGAAAGCAATGTCTGAAGATTATGATTATTTGGTTTCTAAGCTTGAAGAGATCAAAAAAATTCCTGAAATGAGAATGAAGGAAAATAGGATCCGTGTAGGTGATAACTTTAGAGAAAACTCTGATGTTTCACCAGATGAATTCCAGAATGCATTTGGATTCCGTGGAGTCCAGTTTGGTAATTCAATGACTCAAAAGGAAAGACAGTCTCATTTAAACGAGACTTATGATGCTTTGATGGATTTATCTTCTATCCTAAAAATTCCGGCTAGATCCATTTCGCTCAATGGTGAATTAGCTATGGCTTTTGGGGCTAGAGGTCGTGGCGGTAAGAATTCATTTGCTGCACACTTTGAGCCTGGTCAAGTTGTCATTAATCTAACTCGTAAAAACGGGGCAGGATCTTTAGCTCATGAATGGTTTCATGCTATGGATAATTATTTCGCTAAGAAGGCTGAAAAAGTTAATGGCACATACCAGACTTCAGCAAATGGAAAGATTAGAGAAGAAGTTAGAAAAACATTCAATGACTTAGTTCAAAAAATTATGTCTTCTCCTCTAGTTGAGAGATCAAAAGATTTAGATAAACTCAGGTCAAAGCCTTATTGGTCAACCACTGTTGAGATGGCTGCTAGAACTTTCGAGAGCTACATCATTAAGAAATTAAACGATCAAGGTTTCAGTAATGATTATTTAGCCAATATAAGTAATGATGCTCCATCTTGGAATGGTAAATATCCTTACTTACTGAAAGAGGAAATTCCAGAAGTAGAAAAGGCTTTTGACAATCTATTTGATTCTATAGAGGTAAAAGAGACTGATGGAGGAATTGAGCTGTATAGAGATGAGCATTCAGTAGTTGATTCAGTAGATTATTCTGAACTTAATAGAAGCGATAAGGCAAAGATTGTTAAGTTAGTAAAACGAATGACTGGAACTAAGAATGTTAGCTTTTCAGAAAAGTTAATCAGTCCTGAAGGTAAAGAAGTTATGGGTCGTTATAAAGACTCATTTATTGAGATATCTGAAGGTAAGGGAAATGCTGAAGATACAGCCCGACATGAAGCTATGCACTTTGCATATGATCTACTACTTACTGAACAAGAAGCAATGAAGTTCGATCAAGCAACTTTAGACTTAGGTTTAACCCATGAGCAGGCTATTGAGAAAATAAATGAGTTCTCAATAAATAGTCAAACATCTTTAGGTAAACTTAAGGTGTGGGCAAATCGTCTATTGCGTAGAATAAAAATGTTATTTGGCAAAGAAAGTGCCATTGATGTTATTGAAGATATTTACGACCGGGCCTTAGCTGGAAAACTGGCAGAAAGGGGTGAAACTGGTCTTTCTAATTATGAGGGTGTACACGAACTATTTCGCTCTGAAGAAGCTTTAGAAAAAGCAACCAAGATAGATGGTGGCCGTATTGCCGGATCATGGGATTTTGCACTTAAAGCTTATGAGAATTTCAAACAACCAAATAAGAAAGAAAAAGGTGATCTTGGAATTTTCGATCGAGTTATAAGAAGTATTTCTTTCTTTAGTGAAAAAGTACCAGCTCTAAAAAGAATTTTTGATTCAGGAAATAAGCTGCGTGATGATAAAGTTCTCCTAGAAAGACTGATGTTCAATGAAGCAAATGGTAAGGGTGAATCCAACTTTGAAAGCTTGGTTAAGTACACCAAGGAAAATAAAGAAGAATGGAAAAAGCTTCAGTCCGATTATTTGTGGAAGCGTGATATAGATCAAATCGGTTATCGTGTTGTTGAGTCTAAAGATGAAGGTGGAAAATTCTCTATCATAAATCCTGAAGGAAAGAAAGTATTTAATGATATTGAATACGGTTCAGAGAGTAAAGCTTGGCATCATGCTTTCTTATTAGAGTCTGGTGATATGAAGAAGTCTAAAAAGTGGTCAGATGAAGCTATCCAGGCTGTTTTAGATATCAGAAAGATGATGACCAGACAGCATGATATGCTTTTAGGAAATGTTGAAAAACTAAAAGAGTCGTCAAAAAAATTCGGAGTCGAAAATCCTGTTATCGGAGATACCAACTTATTTGATCTTTTTGAAGAGTTAAAGAAAATGGGAGATCTTCGTGGATCCTATATGCCACGTCTTAGAACTGGTCAGCAAATGCTTTGGGCCAGAAAGGAAGGTGAGAACCCAAGGCTTGAGCTATTTGATACTAGAGTTCAAAGATCTTTGAGAGCTGCAAAGCTAAGGAAAGAAGGTTACACAATTGAGAACGATATCAGTGGCCAACCTTCACAAGACGCATTCTTACAAGGTGGTAATATCGCTGCTATAAATGACCTGGTTAATAATGCTTTACTTAGAGCTGAAGCTGAAGCAAATAATTTAAGTGATCTTGGATTAGTAACTGAGGTTGAGGCTTACAAGGATTCTGCCGGAAGACAAAGGAACAACCTTATAGTAAGTGGTCAAAACGCTAAAAAGTACTCTCTCGTACTAGAGAGCTTTGGCGGTAAAAAAGAAGGTGACAAATGGATCTTCAGAAACAAAGCTAAAGATAGACTTTCATTACTTGAGAAATCACTTGCGAGTGCAATGCACAATCAGGATGGTGCTAGAGTTCTTGAATTTGAAGCGTTCGGTAAAGCTCTTGCTGAGCAGATGGCCGTAATGTTCCATTCTCGTGGATCCAGAGCAAGAAAGATTTCTCGTGATGGTCGCAAAGGAAAAGATGTTTTCTTAGGATTTGAAGAAGATGCCCTGAGAGCAGTTTCAATGTCTGTACGTGCGACAGCTGGTGGTACTGCCAAGAGAAATATGACTCGAGACATGGTTGAGGCTATTACAGGTCGTGATCTTAAATGGAAAGATTTCTTAAAAGAAAAACTGGATCCATCAATTGTTGAAGGTACTGAAGAATATTACGATGCAAAAACTAAGTTATGGCCAGAGTATAGAAAGGCTGTAATCGATCGCAGTATTGAGTCGGATAAACAACCACGGGCATTCAAGGAAGCTCTTCACTATATGCAGGATATGCAAAGAAATGAAGAAGGAAGTGAGAGAGTATTTGGTAAATTAAGAGCTCTAGCAGCTTTTAAATATCTTTCTGGTGTTTCATCCGGATTAATCAACTTAACAGCTCTAGGTACTGTTGTGCCTGGCGCTATGTCTCAATTTGGTGGAATAAACATACGTAAATCAGGAAGGCTCATTGCTTCAGCTGGTAGAGACTACACTAAATATATGATGTATCACAAATACGGAAAAGGTAAAGATCTTACTGGAGAGCAGAAGTTCGTATTTGATGAGATCACCAAGCGAGGTTGGGATTCGGACTTAATGAATGAAGAAGCTTTAAATGTAACTCGAAATTGGGGCGGTAAACTTTGGAATAATATCTTAGAGAAATCATTGATTGTTTTCTCTGTAACTGAGAGATTGAATAGAGCCTCAACTATAGCAGCTGCATACAATGGCTTAGTTGATAAGCATGAAGGTGAATTAACAGACTCAAAAAGAGAAGAGTTTTTAAAGCTATCAAAACGAATAGCTGACAAAGCCCATGGTATTTACGGAAAAGCCAACCTTCCAGCTTGGGCTCGTGGTTCAGGTGGCGGTCAGATTGGTCGTGCATTCTACATGTATCAAACTTTCACTCATAACTATATTCAGTTACTTTCTCAGTCAATCGGTAGTAAAGATAGAGATCTTAAAGCAGCTGCTTGGATGATGTTGTCACCAGGTATACTTGCTGGTGCTTCTGCTTCAGTTCTTTTACCAATGGCTCAAGCATTAGCTTCTGTGGTTCCGGGATTCGAAGAGCCGGATGATTTGGAAGAAGCTTTCTATCAGTTTGTTGAAGAATATGCTGGAGAGAAGGCAGAAGAAATAGCAAGATTTGGAGTCGCTGGTCAATTTGGTGTTTCTCTAAAAGGATCATTGGCTGTGAGAACTGAACTTCCAACAACAATCGAAGATGTTGGAGGGGCCTCAATATCAGCTGCAAAAGATGTATTTACTGGAATAGGTCAAATTTTTTCCGGTAATATTCAGAAAGGTTTTGAAAGTATTTCTCCTAAATATATTTCAACTATCCTCAAGTCTCATAGAGAGTACACTGAGGGAGTAACAAATAGTAAAGACCAGCCTGTATACTTCGGTGATGAAAGGCTTAAGGCTTCAACTTCAGAGTCTCTTTGGAGGTTCTTTGGATTTAACCCTGTAGGTATAGCTGAGAAGCGTGAGCGCCAATGGAAAGACTTCCAATTGGAGAAGATTTACCGGGATAGGAAATCTAGCATTTATAATGGCCTCCGTAGATTCATTCTCAATGGTGGATCCCAAGCCGATTGGTTAGAGCACTTGAAATTGATTGAAGATTATAATGCCAAAGTTTTAAGAACTGGTAACTCTGCAATTCCTCAAATTACTCCAAGATCGGTTAGAGGTGTAATGGAGTCAATGAAGAAAGGAAATCGCCGTGAAGCTCTTAGGGCTAAAGAATTAAGCGGTGAAATTGAGGAAAGAGAATTAGCAGACTTCTCTAATTTCAATATAGAAGAACGTGCTGAAGGAAGGAAGAAATCTAGATCTAATCGCAGAATTAGAAGGTAGTTATATAGAATTTATTCATAAATTGCTATATATATTTAGTATATGAACGAGAGCCCCTATGCAGGCCAGGTAACATAAAATACTGAGGCTTGCATGCTCGTTATATATAAAGACAGCTCTTTTGAAGAGACCGAAATAGCACCACGACCTGCTATTATTCCAATATATGATAGTGATCAAGAATTTTACCTACGTAATGACTACTTCCTTTGTTTCACATTTATTGATGAAGATGGAGTAGTTCACAAAGTAGAAATATTTATTCCGGCTTTATTTATTTTTGATGGAGCTAGTATACCTCGTTTTTTCTGGAGAGTCGTTGGCTTTCCTTTGTCACCTAGATTCATTGTAGCCGCCTTAATCCATGATGCTCTTTTTGGAAAGATACATGGACGGGTTAAAATCTGGCTTAATGGGGAAGAGTTAAGTAGCGATCAGGCACAAGAGTTTTTCGACCAAAAAACCACAGATCTAATCTTTAAAGGCATTTTAATTGTCGAGCAAAATTCTGGCTGGAAAGTTAGAGCTATGCATAGAGCAGTTCGCATGGGTGGTCGATTCAGTTTTAGAAAGACAGAAAATAAATTTTACAGGAATCTTAACCATGCATGAAAAAGTTGAACCTGAAGAAAATTCCAATGAAACTGACAAGCTCGTCAAAAAAGCTACCTCAATGATTCAATTAGTCCTACTTGTAGCAGCTCTAGTTGGAAGTATAGGGAAAATTTGGTGGGATCTCGATAGTCATAAAACACAATTAAAAGAGCTTAAAACTGGGTTTAAAGGACTTCAGACAAAATCTGAAGAAAATAAAAAGAAGCTCGATGACAAAATAAATGATCTAACTACTGATGTAGCAGTTATGAAAACTCAAGTAAACACAGTAGAAAGGCAGACCTCGAAAGTCCTTGATAAACAGGACAAAATTTATGATTTATTACTCAAAGATAAAAAATGAATAAAGTTAAAGTTAACCAGATCCATGATGTATTAGTAATGATTAGTAGAAATGGGAATGATTGGAATAGGTTCATGAAAAAAATCTTATTATTCTCAGCTGCAGTTTTTTTCTCATCTTGTCAAGTACAGATAAACTTCGCTTCAAATGTGGTGAACGTCCCAGTAAATAAAACTCAATTATCCGAAGACAGCGCAACCATGACAGGAAGCATACTGGATGAAGTTGGAAAGGGATCCAAAATGGATAATAAAAATAAATTCCCTTCACCTATAGGATCTTTTCGAAGATAACTGTTTCCTTATAGTTAAATTGAATAATAGCTACAGCATTATATTGTGGTAGCTATTATTATTTTTGGGGCAATTGAATGAATAAAATTAAATTTTATAATAAGATGAGTAAAGCAGTTAGTTTACTCGCGATTACATTCATTGGTATTATGATCTACTTATCCATGCCTCCCAAAAAGCCGGAAGTTAAGCCCCAGGAGCCTGCAGTTCAAAAAGTTCAGGAACCAGCTTTTCAACCTAAAGAAGAAACAAAACCTAAAATTGTCTTGGAATTGGAAGAATCAAAGCCAGTCTCATTAGACAAGTACCCAGTATTCAAGAAGAACTTGGATAAACTGCCTGACTACTACCAGGATTTTTTCGTAAAACATACTGATCACGAACTTATTGAAAAGTTAGAAAATGCAAAGAACCTTGAAGAAGCTGTAATAATCATAACCAGGTATACAGATCCAGAATTCTTAGAAAATGAACTTACCAACTGGCTTGATTGGTGTGAATTTGATTTAAAAAGATTTACTTGGCAAGGAAAAAAGTTTCACCAAATGCCTCCGAAGGATCAGCTTGACGCAATTGCAACTTATCTAATAAGAGACAAAGGCTTCAAATATGGAGAGATTTCCAAAGAGTCTTATAACATAGCCAATGTCATTGAAAAGCATGAAGGATTATGCGCAACACTTCCTATCATCTTCACATTAGTCAGTAATCGAATGAATATGCCTGTGCATTTAGTCACGGCAAGGCAGCACGTCCTATGTAGGTACGATGACGGGGAGATTAAATACAATGTTGAATCCACTTCAAAGAATGCGATGAGTGTAGGTATACCGGATGAGTTTTATATCAAGGATGAGACTACTGGAAAAATTGAAATATCAGAAATAGAACTCAAAGCCTCGTCAATGCTAAAAACACTTTCTCTTAAACAGTCAATCGCAGTGCTTTTGCTCAATGCTTCTGTTGTTACTTCCAGGCAGAAAATGGTCAAAGTAGATGGTGAGAAATACCCGGCCAGAAAACATGCCGAAACAGAGGAGCAATTAAAAGACGACCTGAAGTACTGGGCCTCTTGCTATTACTTTAGTCCGGCCTATAACCCATCAACCAAAAACTTATTAGGTTTATTGTATAGAAACCATGAAGATTTCGACCCTGTACTTATTAATGCAATTAGATCTCTTGCTATGAGAAAAGGCCTAATAAGTATGAAAGAGCCGGATAGAGAAATAATGCTAAAAGAGATCAAGCACTATAAGAAAAAGTATAATGATCTCGCGACAAAGTATGATGTTTTTGATACAACTGATAAAAAGCTAGTTAAGAAGGTAATTGACTTGACTTACGAACAGTATGTACAACATTATCAATACATGTTTGCAAATCGGTACTTGTTTACCAAACCACTTGAAAACGATTTGGCTGACATTAAATTTAAATACGAACTTATTTTAAAAGGGCTAAATAAGCTACTATGAAAAAACTACTTCTTATACTTCTGACTTTCTTCACTATGACCACTCAAGCCGGTCGCTTCTACAGTTCCGAATATGGTCGCTGGCTGAATCGAGACCCCATCGGTGTCGCTGGTGGAATCAATACCTATAACTCTGTCAATAACGACATGGTTAATGGCTTCTCTGGAGGTCTTGGTTTTTCAGGAGGCATGCAATTAGGTGTTGGGAAGCTCGGTACTTGGCTAAAAGTAGATCCCTGGGGCTTGGATTTTATTGAGGTCGATGAGAGTACTAAGAGTGTCTACTATGTAGATGACGAAGGATTCAACACTAAGTACTTCTTAGGGACTTACTTGAAATTAGAAGGTGCTGAGTGGATTCATGTACGGGACATCCTGGTTAAAAAGAGCTGTGGTGAAGTAGAGCGTGAGCCGGTGCTTGTGAGTTTACCAAAAATGAGATCACAAGCTAGTGGATGGTGGACTGATGGTATTTCAAGTGAAGAGGATAAAGTAGCCTTATTAAAACGTTTAGAATACACTCAGGTAGCAAAAGACAACTCGTTAAAAGAACTTAGAAAAGCTGAAGGCTTACACTCCTTAAAGAATGAAGCACTTCGTAGAAATATGGAGTCAGGTGCTACTGATTTCTTTGATTCAGTATTCTCTGAAGTTGCAATGTCCGCTATTGCTGGCAGTGGTTTAATTTACAAGCTTTTCAAGAAAGGTAAGCGATGTCCTGATCTACTGGATTATACCACAGAATTAACTAAAACCGGGCAAGAAGCGAGAACAAGATTAAGAAGTTCTTTAGGCTTAGTGACTGGCAGCGGTTTAGAAGCACATCACCTTATACCTTGGGGATTAAGGAACCACAAAGTCGTTCAGTTAGGTGCAAAAAAAGGATTTAATATGAACGGAGCTATGAATGGTCTTGGTGTGTTATACGATCAACATAGAGGTCAGAATAGATATAACCATAGAAAATATAATGCAGCTGTTAAAAAAATCTTAGATATGGCGTTGGCTGAAAAACCCAATATGACAGGTTGTGAAGCGGCTCAGTTACTGATTAATTATACCGACAGATTAAGAAAAGGTATACAAAACGCAACAGGACGTCTTAGATGACATGGGAAGAAGCCTCAGATGATAGAGGTTTATACTTTAGAAATGAATCTTATAGCTGGGAACCTGAAGAAAAACTACCAGTTATTATATCAGATGTAATTTCTTTATTTAAGACGAAATTGATTGGCAAAGGCCATGATAGTGAATCATCAAAATTAAATGATTTTGGAATCGAGGTAAATTGTAACTCAGGAAGACTGTTTTTCACTATATCCAATGAGAGTAAAATTGAAGATGAAGAAGACATCCTTGAACAAGGCTGTGAAGTAGTTTTTTACTATCTTCAACAATTCTTAGACAGTATTGCTGGTTTACTCGATTCAGATACGGATTTGTGGAATAAAAAAGTCACTTCAAAAGTTATTGAAATTGGGAAAACTATTCTCTATATGCTAAGAGAAGATGGTAGCTTTAAATCAATGAACTTTATCTGTTACGGAGAAGAGGAAGATCCTGAATTTCAAGAGACCATTTAATGAACATAGCTAAAATCAAAGTCCTCTGTTCGAGATTAAACTTTTTTTCATGCCTACAGTTAGCTCTTTGTCTTTTTATCTGCGCTTTACTTTATGGTCATATGTCCTCTAACAATAACCTCTATAAAGATTATGAACGTATGGCTGCGTACATTAGAAATACTAGTAATAGTGTTAATGATCTACGAACGGCTCATAGCTACGAACTCCTTGCTGAATCAGCTACATATTTTGAAATAGAATTTTTAGTTGGGTTATGTGCAATGTCTACAGTGATCGTAATTGAAGCCTGTAAGATTTTAGCGAAAGAGAAAGCTACCTGACCTGTCAAAACTCCTGATCTCGATTGTAGCACCTTACATGATTAAAATGGCTTACATACTTTCAGTCCTGTTCTTTATCTCCTGTTACAGTGAGTCCAAGCCTCCGGCATTCTGGTCAAGTAATGACTTATTCGGTCCTAAGTCCGTTGAAATTTGGAATAAGTTATCAACCAAAGGTGAATTGGATTTCGATAAACTTTATAAGTTCTTAGGTAGCCGACCATCTCAAGATGGAGACTTGGAGTTTAAAGCTTCTTTAATGATTTATAGCTGCAATACAGACCCTTATGAATTCTTATATCATAGCTTGTCTGGAAAGGACTTAAATAAAAAAGTATTCAGCTTGCTTTTAATTGGTCATTTAAAGGACTTGAGATTTAAGAAAATCCTTGGCCATATGTCAGCAAATAACAAGCCTCCAATAAATAACTTCTACGGGGAAAATCTGGGCGAATTGGCTGCATATATCCTAAAAAAGTTGGACGACAAAAATGATCTTAGATCAGAAGAATACAAAAAGAATGCTGCAACTTGGTTAATAAAAGTCTGGTCGAAATAGACGATCAGTTTATTAGATTTTGAGCTTGAAATATACCTATCTAACACTTAATTGAGACAAAATCTTAATTAGAGGCATGATGCGTAAGAATTTTACTTTATTAGAGCTTATACTGGTTGTTTTTATACTAGGTCTTATCGCTTCATCAGCTCTACTTGTAGTAGATGATTTTGAAGATCAGGGTAGATATGATGAAACAAAAGAAAGGCTTATAACCTTAAGACGGGCAATCGCAGGGCCTGATAATCTTTTGGTAGGTGATGAGCTCGTTGAATCTGGATATATAAGCGATACCAATGCACTTCCAACTTCTGTGAATGATCTCTTCGAAGATCCTGGTGTTTCTGGCTGGAATGGGCCTTACCTTTCAGATATAAATGGTGTTGATTTTAGAGATGGTTGGGGTTTTAGCTTTGATTTTGATGACAGTGTTGATGGTAAGCTTACAATTAAATCATTAGGTAAGGATAATATTATTGATGGTGAATCCTTTGATAAAGATCTATCCATTGTTATAAAGTTGGAAAATGATTTTGCCTTTAATTTTAAACACCAAAAAAATCTAAACCAACTAAATGATATTGTAGAAGCCTCAGAATCTTTTATTAGAGATGTTGGTTCTATGCCTTCAGGTATAAGTGACTTAACTACACAAGGATCATTTATACCATGGCAATTTAATGCTTCTCTCGATTACTCATTTGGATGGAAAGGGCCATATATTGAAACTTTTGGCGATGAGCTCCTTGATGGTTGGGGCAACTCATATGTTGAGTCTGTCACAGATGGTGATTTAAATGTAACTACACTTGGGTCAGATAATTTTGATGATTCTGGTTATATTCTTCCTGATGAGCCAAATGGATTCCAGTTAGATAGGTCAATAAAGATTGTCGATGATCATTTTACAGTTGCTACTCCACCTTTAGATTTTAGAATTACTTTAGTCAATGAATCATCAACAGATTTAGTTAGTAAAAATGTAAGACTTATGGTCCTTTTTCCTCATACCAATCTTCCAGCTACTCTGTCAACTGCCGTAGCAAGTAAACTAACACTTGATGCTTTTCTAGCAGATTCTATTACTTCTGAAATTGTATCAGTTGGCACTGGAGATGAGCTTGAATTAAGCCCAATATCTTTCACAAAAACAATCGATTATTATAAGATTAGAATTTTTATGATTGATGATAATGCACTAATTGGTGTTGGTGGATTAAATGATATTATAATTGGTAATATTAAAACAACTCACCATGTCGATTTAATGGGCTCTACGAGTACTATTGAGTTAAGATATACTATTACAGATAAATAGGGAAAATATACATGCAAAACGCAGCTATAATGATCTTAATGACTACTCAAATAATAACTATTGCAGTGATTGGTTATATGGTAGTTCAACAAAGAAAAGAAAAATAAGCCACCTATTACAGTGGCTTGTTATTAGATTGAATCGAAAATTGCTTCCTTGTCATCGCTGATGACTACCTTATGAAACAACTCAGGATCTATGTTTATTTCTTGAGTGGCACTATGTAGGGCATTACATAAATTTACAGCTTCAAGAGTCAGCATTACCTTTGATGAAGGAAGATAAATTAAAATGTAATATTCTTTCATTTAGAATTTTTCTCCTGCTTAATCATTTCTTTCATCACAGCATTGTAAAGAGAGTTGGTATCAACCTTAAAATGAGTAGGAATGTCAATGGTCAATTCAGGTTTTCCAGTCTTTTCATTATTAACTGAAACTTTTAAACGATCTACTCTTTGTTTAGACATTACTTGAACCTTTTCCACTGATTCTCAGGAGTTGATAACGGCCAAGGAAGAAGAGTTTTATTGTTCTCATCTTTCCTCCATTCAATTGATGGGTAAGGAATCATTGGTGGTACTGGCCTATCTTTTGGTAGACTCATCTTGGAAACATGTTTACACCCTTTACCAAAACAAGGCATTTCTTTTGGAACTATTCCATTATCAATCTGAACAGTAGTGATTAAGTGACTTTTAACCGGGTTACCACAGACAAATACATAGATTTTATAGTCTTCACTTCTCCAATTGTTTTTACTCATGATGTTCTCCTTATGAGGTAAAGGCAAATGAGCTGAGTATCCCAGTTTACCCGTTTATTTTTATACATTGTTTTTAAGATTGTTTTGCACTCTTCCACAGAGTAACCAGTATCGATTCCTGCTATGAATGAGTTGATTTGGTTCAATAGGATTTTTTTACGATCGACAACTTGAGCAAGGCAATGATGATCACCTTTAAGTTTTATCTCAATATGTTCACCAGGTATCTTTTTATCAGATAATCTCAAGGTGGTGAAATACTGGCAATCCAGCTTATTATTCCAGTTAGTTTTGAAGTCAAAATAATTCATGGATGGCTCTCATTGTAACAATCAACATGCCAATCATAAATTTCACCATCTATATTCACTTTGAAGTTGGTGTGGTCAGGAATTATAGGCTCTCCACAATCAGGGCAATATCCATGCTTAGCATAGGAGTAATCACCAATAGCTTTAAATGCTGTAACATGAATAATCATTTTATTCTTTTGTCGATTCAGTAATTCGACTATTGCCATGTAGATTGCAGTTTCACGCAGTTTATGAGTGAATGAAACTATAAATCCTTGATCTACCTGTATTTCACACTCCCATTCACCAGATTTATTTCTATTCATATTTATGGTGAAAATATGTGGATCTAAGGTATCAATAAGATTTATTGATTCAGCGGTATCTTCCCAAGGCTTATATTGGTTGCATGGTGATAATTCATAAGACTTATATGGAGCAGTCTTATAAACTTTTTGTTTTTTGATCTTATCATATTGACCAGTTAATGTATTTTTCTCCATACATGAATGATGAGAAATTTTGAACCCGGCAAATTCCGAAACTTTTTTTACTGTTTCATAGCTAACATCTATCATGCTGGAACCTCCATTAATTCATTGATTTTATTGATCATTGCTGAGCATATTTTTCTTGAAGTTTCTACTGGAACTGCATTACCAATTTGCTTAACTTTTTCAGCCTGATTTCCAGTAAATGTGTAATTTTTGGGAAAAGACATTCCAGCAGATAATTCATGAGGTTTTAGCATTCTGAAACGAATATCGAAACCGTAAGTTTGAACTACACCAAAACGGTCTTTTGTAGTTATTGTTGGTAATGGATTTTTAGTATCTGCTGTAGAAGCGTTGCCATAATACTTAACTATAAAAGGTTCACAAATAGAAAACTCTTCAGTAGTTGTTTGTGTTGGCATTGGTTGATTGGTCGATCTCACCATAGCTGAATGTTTAACTTTGGTGTGACAAATATTAATTAGAAAAGGCTCAGCTAAATAATGATTACCACCTGAAGCAGTTAAGGTTGGTAAAGGATTATCTATACTAACTGAGTCAGAGGATCCATACATCATAGTAAGGAATGGCTTAAACTCATCCTTACAGTATTTTTCTATGCCTTTCCAAATTCTATTCAGTGTATTTTTTGATAATGGTTTCTTCCTTTGGAAGATACTTTTTCCCTCAATAGTCCAATCAATAATATTTTTTGCCGGGATCCAATCTTTTTGCCCAGGAATAAATTTCATTTCACCTTTCTTTACATGAGTAATTTCGGGGAAATCTATTTTGCCAACTTTAGAGGCTATTAAGAAGAATCTCATTCTTGTGGTTGGATCACCATAATTGGCACAGTTAACAATTTGCCAATTCACTTCATATCCCATAGACTGAATAGCTCGAATCCAGCTTTTGAATGTTTCACCTTTCTTTGATTTTATTGGATGTTTTTTATGATCTAGAGGCCCCCAGTTGATAAACTCTCTAACATTCTCAATTCCGAAAGTAATTGGATCTAAGGCGTGAACCCAGTCAACGACCCCCCAAGCACCAGCTCTGCTTTGATCGCATCGAGGACGACCACCAGCTGCAATGCTATGATGAGTGCATTCTGGAGAGGCCCAAAGAAAGTCTAATCCATTAGGAAATAGCTTCCTTGGATTAATGCTATTTATAGTTTCTTGTAAATGTCTCGCATAGGGATGATTTTGACTATGAGTTTCAATTGCTTTGTCCCAGTGGTTGATTGCAGTCAATTCTAGGTTAACTCCTACTTCTTTACATGCTTGGACTAATCCGCTGGAAGTACCTCCAGCTCCGCAAAATAAATCAACAGCAGTAATTTTATTTTTGGTGTTATTCATGGTGTTATCCTAAGGTTATGTTATCTAACCATTCATAAGAAATGATTAGAATTATGACTAAAGAGATGAGTTGCAGCTCAGGTGACATCTTAAGCCATAACTTGTTCAAGTAATTTGATAGATTGAAGTCGACGACCACAGAGATAAACCCCGATCGCATCAGCAAGGTGCTCTGTCTTTAATTCCCAGCCGTTTTTAGTTCTGGAGCTGACATAATTATTAAGAACTTCTGGAAATAGTCTTGAAGCTGCTTTAATCATATCCTCTTTATTTGCCGATCGATTATTTGTGATTTCAAATTTCACATCATCAACTGGAATGAAGAACATAGGAATATTTAGTATATGGGATATTGCGCAGACAATTGTTCTTGAAGTGGCCAAGGCATCAGCAGCTGATTTGCTTTGAGAGAAGCCAGCATACTCTTCACATACAATAGCCCTAACATTGTGCTGTCTTATTTCATTAACAATATTCTCAATGATGTAGGTGGTTCGTCTACAAGCATCGTCCATTGCTCCAATGTTTCTTTTCTTTTTTTCACTCTTAGTCTGGATGACTCCATGACTAATTATTTTCCCCCAATTAGCCACTACATAACCAGTAGCAGTGAGGCTTTGATCTAATGCTAGAATCATTCTCCTTTCTCCTTTACTATTGAGTTTTCAACTATGAATTGTTTGCTTTCGGTAATTCTTCTGCGAACTGTTTTTTCAGAAACTCCTAAAACTTCAGCTAATGCCCCAACTGTTATTAATTCTCCACTTTCTTTTAGTGAATTGAATGAGTTCATTAACTCATCCTTTTGGGACTTTTTTTGTTCTTCTTTTTTCTTTTTAGCTTCTTCTTTTCTTTGTTCAGGAGTTTTTCTTTTCCATGCCTGGACACCTTCAGCAACAGCATCATCGAGTATTCCAGATTCATCTTTACGGTGAGCTGGATAATCAAAGAAAGTGTTGAAGGGTTGGAAGCTTGGGAATTCTCGAAGAGTACCTTCGATTCTCCAAGCAGTTATTGAATGGGATTTTTTAATAGCTTCATTTATAATTGGAGGTAGTTGTCCAGCATTTTTGCCAAGAGTTTTTTCAGCTTCCATTCTCATGAATGAATGAACATTTTTCTCATCACCTACCAAAGTGTCAGACCAACCAGATTCAACAGTTTCCATGTACTCTCTTATTGCCCTGCAAACTATAATATTTTCTACTAGCTCTTTAGCTTCTTTATTTAAGTCAAGGGGTAGCATATCGATGTAAGCGTCAGGATCTCGCAAGAATACACCGGATCCAGAAGCTCTATCACCAGATTTTTTATCACCTTGAGTTCCTTTTGAGTGGTGGTGACAGTAGATGACTGAAGCCTGTAATTCTGTACAAATTTTATCAAACTGATTACAGAAGTGTGACATTTGCTCAGCTGAGTTTTCGTCACCTGTAAGAACTTTATATATGGGGTCGATGATAATGGCTTTATATCGTTTCTTTAAAGCTCTTCTAATAAGCTTTGGTGCAAGCTTATCCATTGGAGCTGACTTACCACGAAGATTCCAAATATCTATATTCTGTATATTGGGATTAGGTATACCAAAATCATCATAAACGGTTTTAAAACGGTTCAAGCATGAAGCTCTGTCAAGCTCAAGGTTTACATAGAGGACTTTACATTGCTGACATTTGAATCCATTCCAAAATCCACCTTCAGCTAATCCTACACAGAGTTGAATTAAACTCCAAGATTTTCCAGCTTTGGAAGGTCCAGCAATTAATAGTTTATGTCCTTCACGTAAAACATCGTGAATTAATTCTGGTGCGAGAGGTGGTAAGTCATTCCATGTTTCAGCAAGTCCTTCCATTTCAGGAAGGTTGTCATTGATATCTTCAATCCAGTCTTTCCATTCATTCCAATTCTCTTTACCAATATTAGTAGCTATAAGGTATTGAGGTTTTCCCTTTCTCGTTACACCAGGCATTCTCGATAGTCTGGAAGGATTTCGGTTTTGTTTATCGATTTTTAAAGAGTTTCTTTTGCAAATCTCATACAGAAAATCCACTCGTTTTCTGTATTCTTCATATGTAGGAGCATCAACTTTAACCAAGGCATGAAGAGATTTACCAGCAGAGTGAACAAGGGTGGCGATCGGGAGTTCTAATTCACGTAAAATCGTATACTGTTTTTCGATAGAAATAACATCAGACTCAACAAGAACGTATCTAAAGTCAGTAACATTATCATCATTGAATCCTAGGCCATCAAAAGGGTTAACTCTTATCCATGCTCCAACTTCAGGATCATAACTAGATATAGGTTGTTCATTGTTAGTTCTAAGAATATTTATTATGTCTTCGAGAGGTCTTGAAACACCTTTAGTAGGAAGTTTTTTTTCAGGATCATGCTGTGGAGTAAAGGACTCCATGGTATAAGCAACATATTCATTTGGCTTAAATAATGTTAATAGGAAATTGATTAAGTCTGAATTTGGTTTCCATTTTTCAGGGCATGGAGGCACTTCAGTTTCACGGATCCAGTTGCGATCGATAATTTGGTGATCACCTTTTGAACCACCAATAACCGAGTTCATATCCATATCTTCATCGCCATTGTAAGTAGGGATGAATTCACCAGTTCCAAAATTTACATTATGTCCTTGGTTCTTAGCCAGCATAGCAAGAGTTGAAATGGATACACCTTTGTCATTTCCCCGGAAACTTCTCCACTTGCTATCACATTCACCTTTTCTAAATCTAGAGTCGTTCTGGCTCCACATATCCCACTCGTGAGCAGTAAGGCCAACTGACTCTAGGGCCATTCCGACATTCAGCCACTCTTCATAATCTAGGCTACTTGGATCAATTAAATCCAACAGTTTTATTGCTTCTTCTTGTTTAGTCAAAATGATTTCATCCAGTCTTTATTTGGGTTAGAATCAGGTGTTTCTGGAATGAAAGCTTTTGGATCAACGCTTGTAGGTACATTCCAGTGATTTTTCTTAATTCTTGTGAACATTTTTGAGGCCTGGTCTTGAGTCCAATTTTGAACATTTTTAAAACCATATTTCTTTAAGAATCTTATTTGCTTTGGAGTGCTCATTCCCGCAGAATTTCTGGCCTGGAGTTTTTGGATTACTTTTGAGGCATAGCCAAAACAGGTTATTTCATCTGGGTTTATTCCATGGCGCTCTAATAAAGCCATTTGCTGTTTGCTTGGAAGTCCCATTTCATAGACTTCAGTTGGTGCGTAATTCTTAAGGTCCGCAGAGTCTATACTTAACCCAAACGCTACAGGATCCACAAGCTTCTTTTTACGTCCTTCTTTCTCACGTAATTCTTTAGCTAAGGCATTTTCTCTTTCTTTTACTGCATCTTTTTTGGCTTCATCTTCTACTTCTTCGAGATCCAGTGCTTGAGGATTTCCACTCTTAGAATTTTTCTCCATGATTTTAACCATGGCTTCAGCTTCGAATTTATCGTGAGAGATTAAATGAGCTGGACGACATAATTCATGCTTTTCAGTATGCCAGAGGAAATCGAGAACTAATAAATCTGTTTTGCCTGTTTCAGGGGATAATCTTGTTCCACGTCCAATTATTTGAGAGTAAAGAGCTCTTACCTTTGTAGGTCGAAGGCAAACTATGCAGTCAACGCTTGGCTCATCAAAACCTTCAGTAAGAAGCATAGAATTGCAGATTACATTATATTTATCAGTGCCAAAGTCTTTTATTATTTCTTTACGGTCTTTACTTTTTCCGTTAACTTCAGCACATCTGAATCCACGCTCATTTAAGAGCATTTGCATTTTTTTACTGGTAGCGATTAAAGGGAGGAAAACCATAGATTTTCTATCCATACAGTGATTAATCATTTCATCAGCAATTGATTCCAAGTATGGATTTAGAGCATTATCGATCTCTCTTTCAGAAAAGTCTCCAGCTTTAATACTGAGTTTACCAAGATCAATATCTAGTGGAAGTGTTAAAGCCTTAATTGGTGATAGGAAGCCATCACGAATAGCTTCAGGCAAGGTGTACTCGAATGCGATCGACTGAAATACTTTTCCTAAATTCTTCTTATCTCCGCGGTCAGGAGTGGCCGTTACTCCTAGTATTTGAGCACCAGAAAAATAATTAATAACAGATATATAGGTAGGGCTTAAAGCGTGATGAGCTTCATCAATGATTATGTAGTTGTAATAGTCAGGAGAAAACCTTTCATGACGCTTAGGATTTTTTAAGGTTTGTACTGAGCCTACAGTAATTCTAAACCATGATCCTAAAGCGGTGTGTTCAGCTTTTTCGATCGCACAGTGCAAACCTGTCGATTTTTCCATTTTATCGGCTGCTTGCATTAATAATTCTTCTCTATGGGCAAGTATTAATATTCTGTCTCCGTTTCTAACTTTAAGTTCAGAAAGCTTACAGAAAACAATCGTCTTGCCACACCCAGTCGGGAGAACCAAAAGAGTAGAACGAACACGTTTCCATTCTTCCTGAATATTCTCGATCGACTGCTGTTGATATGGTCTTAATTGCATGGTGTTATTCCTCAAAATAGTCCTTGACGGTATTGTCTGGATCCCCTCCATAAATTCCATGGACGCAGAAATTTTTTATGGTCTGTCTTGTGAAGCAGTCGTACTTTCTATCATCATCACATCGATCTTTAATTCTGTTTAAAGATCCGATAAAACTTTTCCTATCGAGTTTGCATGGATGTGAGTTATATAGGTTGGACCACCAGTATGGATTTTGATTTGTGGGCATTCGTATCATATGCCCATCATGCATTGGCTGTGGAGCTGGAACTAAAACAATCTCCTGTCTATACATTGATAGTTCAGAAAGTAAGTTCTCTGCCATTTGTAAAAACGATCGATAAACTCTATCTGGTAAGTTGATTGTTTTAGTTTCCATTTCCGATATTATTCCATAGTAAAATTACGTCTTCTTGGAGAGCTCCGGTCTTGAATCTCGAGTTCTTTTCTGGTCCTAACATGATGTCTCGTTGCAGCGAAGTCAGGAATTTTTCATTACCAGTAACAGTCTCACATTTACGGAGCTTCCACGGAACCGGGGGAAGATGCCCCGGCTTTAAATTCAGCACCCAGTCAAAGAGTGCGTAAATTTGATTATTTGAATCCACCCGAATTCCAACCTGCGCTACTAGCAGCTCCAGTAGGTTGAGGAATATTACCTTGAACCTGCGGAGCCTGTTGCGTTTGCTGTGGTTGTTGTGTTTGAGCTGGATTCTGGAAAGTTGGAGCTTGCATTTGTGTATTTTGATCAGGAGCCGCATAACCAGCCGGAGCTTGATTAGTAGACTCAGCAGGATCAAAATATTTAGCAATCTTATTTGACTGCATATTTTCACCACTTGTTCTATTCTTAAAGGTGTCGACTTTAATTTTGCATTTACCACCTTTGCCACGGATATTATTCCAGTCCATAACCAAGGATTCACCTTTTTTGCGATCGCCAATAGCTTTAAATAGCTGACAGAACTTCCACTCCATTTTTCTTAGTAGAGGGATGGAATCTTTTATGGTCTGTTTCTGACCTTCATATTCTACCTGAATACTGACAACAATCTTTTTGCGAGTCTTACCAGGTATGTTTGGTCCTTGAGGTTTTTCTTGATATTCTCCAGGCTCGAAATCAGTAACAATGAAGTCATAGACTCCTTCAGGTAATAAAACGAAATCGTTTCCATCATCCTGAATTGTCGCATTCATATCAAGGTCATCTTCATCGACAGGAGGCTGTCCAGCTTGAGTTTGGTAGTTTTGCTGTGGAGCCTGATAACCTTGAGGAGGAGCTTGATATTGAGTTTGCTGAGCACCTTGTTGATACTGTTGATTTTGGTATTGATCGTAATTCATGATTACCCTCTACTTTGTTTAATTGATTCGTGAACATTTGACCACTCAGTGACTAAGTGATCGAGATAGTCTTGAGGGAACTCGCCAAGCTTCATTCCTTCAGGAAAGTGACCATTTCTAACTGCAAGAGCTTCTAATTCCTCTTCAGTTACTTGGTTAGTATTCATTAGATCGTATAGCGGTCCTGAGAATGCCGTTGATCCTTGAGTTTCTTGAGCCGGTGTAGCTTCTTCTGTAGCCTTGACCTCTTCTTGTTGGATGGTTTCTGTTTGCGCTTGTGATTTTTGCGCTTGTGGTTGCTCATTGACTTGAACCTCCGGTGATGGTGTTGATTGAGCAGGTTGTTGAACTGTTTGAACTTGGATTTCATTTCTGATAGGAATGTGATCCTTGATACTTTCATAGATAGATTCTGGCTTCCCTTCGAAATCGATTTCTTGTGGAAGTTGGTATCTATTTTTGGCATCGTAGGAAGCGTGGTGAGTAGTAAAGAGAGTTCTTCTTCCACCCTTAGCTTTCTTTTTCTTATCTGAATCTCCGACAAGAAGTGTTTTGAAGTTACAAAAGAAGACTGCATCAGCCCACTCCTTAGGAAGTGGAGCCACTTTCTTTTCAAGTCTCAATTCATACTTATCAAACTTTCCTGTTTCTTCAGGGAGATCAACAGGGCGAATATGTGTATGGCCAAGAACAACAACATTGATGCCACTATTAATTACTCGAGTTAATACATCGAGCATTTTTCCCATTTCATCAGCGAGATATACAGGACCTTTGCCCCAGCTAAAATCACCAATGCTGTTAACACCACCATTCATACAGATAAATTGAGAACATAGACGTTCTGCCCAATCGATAGTATCAATGACTAGAGTTTTGAAGTTGTGGTTTTCAGGGTTAGATATCCAGAAGATTTGATCCATGAACATAGGCCAGCTAGTAGGGGTGTCTAATCTACTAACATCCATATGGTCAGTGGATCCTTCAGTGTCTATAAAGATTGGTTCAGGGAAGCAAGAAGCCATCTCTGATTTACCGATCCCTTCAACACCATAAATGACTATTTTTTGAGCTTTAACTCTTTTTCCAGTACTTATATTCATTACTGCTCCTCCTTCTCAATTCCACGAATGAAGCAGTTGAATAAAAAGTGCATTACAGATTCACACTCTTTAGCTTCTTCCTCTTTCTTTAGAGGAGGGTTAAAATCAACATTTATTTTTACGTGAGTGTCTTCAGGTTTTTGTGAGGCTGAAATTTCAATAACTCTTTCAGACCCATCACATGTTATTTTAGCTATAGCTTTCATTTGAAGTTCCATTTGTTAGGAGTTTGAGGCTGTGAATTCTTTGTGATGGTGCGATCTTCTGAGATTAATCCATCTTCAATGATGATGGAGCATTCCTTACGATCACCGACAGTTGTGCCGATATTCTGAAGACCTTCTTTGATAAGCCAGTTATTGAATTCCTGGATTGTGTGAGAGTCCATTTGCTCTAGCTTATCAGTTAAGACAAAACCACAATCAGGTTTAAGTTTTCTGATTATGGCAGTTGAAACAATGAGCTGTTCAGCTCCAGACATGCAGTCCCAATTTTGACCTTTATAGGTGAGTTTACCTGCTTCTATATTTAATTCTGGAAGTGGTAATTCAGCACCATTCAATAGATTCATTCGGTCTTTGCGAATATCTTCTATCTTCTTATCAAGGTCGTTATATTCGGCCTGCTTTTTATCTGCATCCTCTTTAGCTGATTGCTTTTCCAAATTGCAGCGAATTTTGGTATTGATGTCTTCAATATCAGTTAGTTGCTTTTGGATTTCTTCAGTGCTTTCATCTTCAAGATTCTCAGTAGATTTTTGAGCTGTTTTATATTGCTCTCTTATGTTTGTGAGCTGCTCTTCAAGCTGTTTGATTTCATCCTTTTTACATTGAATTAGGTCAGCTAATCTTTTGCCGTGTACCTCTAAATCAGCAACTTTATCACGAAGGCCTTTATTCTCCGCATTTTTTTGAAGAATAACTTTATTCTTCTCTAAAAGGTCATTGGCTGATAGTGGAACTTCCGGTAAATCTTTATAAAAAGGCATTTCCTCATAATGACCTTTCTTGGATTTAAGCTCACGACCAACCAAAGTCCTTTCATTTGAGAGTTCAGCTTCTTTGTGATCTAGATCTGCCAGTTTTTCACCAACACCAAGTATTTTGAGAAGGGTTTCTGCCTTCGTTTTATCATTGGAATTCATGAATTTTGGAAGATCTAAAGCAAGCTCACTTATAAATGAATTTAGTAATGCTTGACCTGATTTATCACCTTGAGGATCAGTAACAGTTAAAGAAGAGTTTTTACCTTTTCTCTCAACTATTAATCCATTGGATAGGGTGATTTTAATCTTAGGCGGGTTGACTGCACCTTGTCTTTGTAGATTTGATGGCTTTCTAGAGTTTCCTCCCAGGGCGAAGGCTATACTATCTAGAATAGAAGTTTTTCCTTCTCCATTATTGCCACCTATCAAAGTCAGTCCGTCAGGTGAAAGTGTAAAAGCAACTGCTTGAACTCTTTTCACATTCTCAATTTCAAGAGAATTTATTTTGACTGGATTTTCTGAATTAGGCATTTATTATAACCTTGTAAATATTTTGACTTTTTTACTGAAGCTGTAATTCCCGTTACAGCTTTTTTTGTGCTTGTGTTCTACTAGTTTTTTCCTTCTCCTTTGTTTTGTTTTCATCTTCACTGGTAGTTGGTATGAAATCATGTGAGATCCCCATCATTGCCAACTTAATAGATTCATTAAATGTAGTAACTTTCATACAATAACTATCCAATAACTATACAGAAAAATTAAAAAAAGCCGAGCTCCGTAACTGGAACATTTAAAACTTTACCTAGAGATTTTAGAGTATTGGTTGTTGGATTCTTTGCTTCCCCACTGCACAACTTTCTAAGCTGGACATCAGAGAGATTACACAGTATCGCAACCTCAGTTCTCTTTAAGCCTCTATTATTTATAGCTTTTATTAATTTGCGATTTTTACTCATAAACAGTCCTCCTATCTTGAGCGATTAGGGTACTAATCTAGTCACACCAAATTAATTTATCAATGTATAGTTTGTATTTTTATTGATAAATAACTAGACGGAAAAAATAGCAATTTATGTCAAGTTTTCATTAGATAAAGCTAGACAAACACTTACAGAGAAACTATAGTTTTGGTAGAAACACGAAATGTAATTCGTATTTTATTAACATTAAACAAACTAAAATTACGGGTATATGAATATATGCTAACTCCGAATTCGGAAGATATTCAGAATGCAACAAATAAATGGTTAGAAGAAAAGGGCCTTACCTATAGGGAAGCAGGTAAGATATTAGGCTGTAGCCATGGGGCAATTGGCAACATAGCAAACGGAACTGCTAAATCAATTAGACCAAAACTAATGATAGCTCTTGAGCCTAGAATAAATAAACATAGAGATCCAGCGATATTGCAAGAAGAGATGAAGAGAAAGACTTCTTCATATGATGATGATACTGCCTCTCTTTGTAAATTCGCTGTATCAATCATTTGCAACATTCAGATATATAAAGAAGCAAATGGTTACTCTTATGATGATCTTAAAAACAAATTTAATGTTCCAGTTGTAAAGCTGGCAGAGTGGTTAGAAGCTGACTATTCAGGAAAAGATCACTTTACAGTATCAGCTAAAGACTTTCCGATTTTTGCAGCATTTGTGAGTCAAGTTTTAAGTGAACAGGCCTAAAACAGATATTCCAAAAGGTCGAACTAAATACTTTTTCAATATTTACAGTAAAAGTAAAAAGCGAGTAAAAGTTCAGACCGGATCCAGTGATAAAGATATAGCCGAACGTATGGTCGATGACTATATGCGTATTATTGGGCTTGAGCTCGATGATCCTATTTCATTAGCAGTAAATGAAAAAGTTTACAAAGCTTACTTTGGACAGAGTAAATCAAGAATACCTGTAAAAAGTAAGCTTCTAGATCCAATTTTCTCCGAGAAAGAACGGATAATTATTGACGAGAAATTAAAAGGCCATCCAGATATATTGATAAAACTCTCTCGTTTGGTGGTAGAAGCAGACGAGAGAATCAAAACTATAAATGCTCAAACTGAAAATCTACAAGGCTATGATGAGCTTAAAAAATCAATAATAGCAAAACAGGTAGAAGCTTCAAAGAATTGTCCAAGTTTTACAGATTGCATAGATGAGTTTGAACTAACTTATCGTGAAAATGTATCATACAGCCAATATACAGCTGTTCTCTCTATGAGTAGAAGGCTTGCTGAAGTATATCCGGATGTTAACCCAGCGGAAATAACCAGGCATCAAATAAGAGACTTTATAATGGGATTGGCATCTGAGTCAACTCATCCAGAATACAGAAAGAAAAAAGTCCGATCAATGCTTTCTCCATTCTTCACTTGGGTTTCAGATAGATATGATTTCCAGAGTCCAATTGTCGGAATGGTTCTCATGAAAAAGAAGATCACAGAAAAAAGAAAAATTACCTGGCATGACTTACCAGTCATTGAGGAGATTCTTTCTGGATTAGATTCTTATTGGAGAGCTGTGGTTGCAACCATGGCATATGCCGGCATTGGCTTAAAGGAATTATCAGGAATTCGATTGCAGGATTTTACCAGCGCAAAGAGAATTGTTGATGCTGAAGAAGGTCCAAAAGAGATAGAGGCTTATTTCCTTAAAATTGAATGGCATGATCAGCGTGGATTAAAAACCAAAAATAGAAGTGACTCAGTTCCGGTTGATGCAAAATTTTTACTTCCACATTTATTACAATATTTAAAAGATGGCCATAGCGGGGAGAAGTACCTTTTCCCAAAACCTAAATCAATGCGAAAGACGAACTCTCCAGAAATGTGGACTTCAGATAAATTATCAGAAAAATTAGTTGGTAGGAAATATCCAAAAGATAAAGAGACTGGGGAGCAAAAAATTAATCCCGGGATCTTACCAAAAGGATTCCTGGCTAGAGATCTCAGACACACTTTCGGATCTCTACTAATTAGAAATGGCTATAGCATTGATGAAGCAGCTGCTCTATCAAGAAATGAAAGAGATGTCTTTGTCGAGCATTACGGTCATTTGGTTGCAAAAGATCTTACAGTCTCTTTAAGTGGCGAATCTAAAAAGATAAAATACCTTCAGGAAAAACCAGTAATTAAAAAGGGTTGACTCAATATTCAATTCTAGTTTATATTTGTATTAAGAAAAAATTTTAAGGGCATATATGACAAATCAAAAACGCTTGGAACTTCAGGCAGATTATGCAACTAGAGTCTCAAATTTAAATTTTAGTAGAGAATATTTGCATGAATATCATTTGCACTGGACTAGAGTGTTTTATTGGTCGGATATAGTGGGTGCTGCTATTGGAGGTGGCGCTTTCTTTGGTATGATGTATGACACTACAGTTTTTGGCTCAATATTTGTGTTTATATTGACTGCAATAGGTGTTATCCATAAAGGTCTGCCTCACAGTGAACACTTAAAGAAAATTGATATTGTTACTGGCAAACAAAAAGAAAATGTTCAATGGGCTATTAGGGAGTGGAAGAAGCTATCAAATTACACAACAGAGCCCGATCTTCAAAAGAGACTTAATTACCTGGACAAAGAATTGAGCAAAAAATGTAATGAGGCTGATGAACACTGGCAGGGAACCAAAATTAATAAAAATATTAAAAGCTTAATTCATAAAGCTGAAATTAGTGCAAAAAAATTTGATAACTTAGAATTTCCAGAATACACAGCTCAATCAACAAAGAGGTAAAATAGATGAGTGATGAAGACAAACGTATAAACGAGGTAGAAATACCTCCTAGACAAAATCAAGAGGTTGTGGAAAAGCAAGCTAATGATAACACTCCAATAAGAGAGCAACGCTTAGTTCCTAAGCCTGAGCAAAAAAATACAGATAAATAAAAAGCTGTGCCCATTTCCCAAATGGATTTAACCTTAAATAGTGCCCGTTTTGTGCCCATTAATTAAGGTTAAATTCATAAATAGTTTATAATAAATATATTCAGAAAGTCTCCGAAGCCGTAGGTCGCGCGTTCGAATCGCGCCGGGTGCATTCTCTCTATCAATGACTTATGTAAAATTGAGCTCATTTCTTGTTCCCGCTTTTTGTGCCCGTTATTTTTTCAGGTTATGCTTAGTTTGTGCCCATTTTGTGCCCGCAATTTTTCATTATTACTAGTTGCCTGATCACATTTCATAAGAACATTAACCAATGACCTCACATCATCCACAGTTAGAACTACTTCTCTTTTTATCTCTGTTGCCTCTTCCCTTTTCACTTTTCCTCCTTTGAAAGAATTGCTGCGACCTGAATTAATCCATGGTCCCGCCAAGAACCGGCAAACAAAAACAGGCCGAGCAAAATTGGCCTTGCCTAACAAGCTGTTTACATATTGAATAAGGCGGGTTCAGGATTGGCTTGTTCCGGCAAAAATTATATTAATTCTTTATTTTATATCTATTACATTTTAGTTTTATTTAGAGTAGGTGAGGGTATGGGACATTAGTTGTCACCGTATATAAAAAAAGAGTAAAAAAAAATGAGGCCTGCCATCACCCTGGGTAGCGACACCCTTAATATAGTTCGACAGGCCTCAAATTGGTAAAAACCAAAAGAGGTGAAAAAGTATATATGTATTGTCGCTAGTAGGGTGATGATTAATCAAGCAGTATTCTAATTTATTCTAACCACCTATTCAATAACAAAAGTTTGTTTTATGTCGTTTTTCCTCTATAAATCATTTAAAAAATCAATACCTATTTGAATTCCAGATGTTTGGTATTGTGTACTCGTGAACCACTTATCAATAACTGATATAACAATTCACTGCAAAACTGGCATTAACTTTATGGCAGATATTATTGATTTTCCACTTAAATGATACAAAATCTCAATAAAAAAATGAAATTATATGTTTTAAAAAGAGGTGTCTCTTTTAAGGTGCAGGTGTCTCAAATTTAGTACATAATGTGTATAATTAATTAATATATAAATACTTGCGAATATACTTTGGTTTTAGAGGGGGTTTATAATTGTTTTGAAATAATATCTCAATAAGTTTAACTAAAGTTTCAGAGACTCTAAAATTATAGGGTTTCCTCTTCTTGCTTCAGACTCAACAAACGACTCAAGGAACCTTTTGCTTAAGTTATCTCCTCCACATTTTTTTAGGATTTTTTTATCCCTTCCAGTTACTTGAATGACAACCCTGTCAGTCTTCTTTGGAGAGTTTTTTACAGCGTTTCTATTTCCTTTTGGTGCGCCTGCATTTTTTTTCATTGAGATTTATCCATTTTAAGGTATATTTTCATTGGTGTTATTCCGGCTCGTATCCTTTGCAGAGGTGCGGGCCTATTTTTTATCTAATTATTTTTTTCTTCTTGGCTTCCACATAAGCCATTGACATAGCCTTCTCTCTTTGTTCATTTTTTTTAAATACTGACCATTCACCATATGGAGAGAGAGCATTAATTCTCACTTCCCATTTACCGTAACTTTCAGATATAAAGCAATCGATACCTGGCTGACTTATATAATTATCAAATTCTTTCTGAAACAGAGCGTATTGAATAAGTTGTTCTTTTTCTTCTTCAGTCATATCCACCTCAATTTTAGTGATAATTAATTATAGATTTTAGCAAGGGACAAAGTGAGTGGTCGGTCGCGTTTTTATAATTATTTAGGTCGCGTTTTTACTATTGACCTCTCTTTTCTTAGCTCTTAAAATTTCCATCCCCTTTCTGGATATCTTACGTCCTTTAGGAGTAAGCCATTTCATTTCGATCATAATTTGAGTAATTGTATATCCAGTGTAGTAGCCATATAAAACTTGTTCTAATTGTTTGAGAGTATATTCCTTTTTCTCATCTAAACTTGAATTAATTGGCTCTCCAAAGTTCGTTCCATGAAAAGCATTATCTAAGGCTTCTAAATCTATTAAATCATTAAGAGTATGTAACATCACTCACCACCTTTAGGGAATTTTATTCCCCAGCATTTTTCTACATGAGAGTTTCCTGAAAGGTAATTACTCATTAAGAAATAGAAGTTCTTTCCAAGGTTGTATATAACTTCGATAATTTGGTCGCCTTCACTTAGGATTGTGAATTTTGATGATGATATTAATTCGTTAGAACCTTTCATTTTCATTACTAAAATATTGAATTCATCTTCAGGAGATTTGGAATCTTCTATCTTTTTCCAGGTAACATTTTTAATAGAGATTAATTCCTGTTCCATCTTTTCCATATCATCATGGTAGCGATGTCTGGTTTGAACTTCATTATCCCATTGCTTGCGGGTGTCAGTTAGTTCTTTTTTAATTTTCTCTATTTCTTGTTCATGGTATTCCACAGCTTTTCTAACACAGCGAGATTTCCATTGAAGTTTTGCTTTAACCGGAAAATCGCCTTCAATCCCGGTAAGACACTTAGCTATAATCTCAGCTAGTGGGTGATGTCCCTTAACTTGTAAACTCATAATTTTATCTCAATAATCTTTTTTGTTCGTCTGATTCGTCAGCTGGCCATGGAGCCCACCAGGTAGGAATAGGTTTGCTAGTCGTCCACATTGTGAGGCGTTTATGCATTCCTTCTTTGATTACAATCCATTGGCCGGGGTAAGGGTCTTTTCTTTGTTCGTTGAACACTTACTTCTCCAGCCTTTCCATCTCTTTGATAACTTCCCGGTAAACTTGCATGTTGAAGCTATCAGAATAGTTATCGATGGAGATTTGCAGGAGTTCTTTAAGTTGAGCCCAGCGTTGATCACGTCTAATAATATGCTCTAAAGATTCTTGTAGAGCTTTTTCCAATTCACTTCTTTTACATGGATAGTGATATTCAATTTCACAGAAATCTAGATTGTCACTAGAGGTTTCAATTCCGGCTATTCCTGAGGGAAGATCATATTTCATTTACTGGCTCCTGCATTGAAGGCAGTAGCGAGAAGACAAAACATAATAGAGACAGCAATGATAATGTTTAGCATCAACTCTGCGAACTTCTCATCTCTTTCTTTTTGTTCTATATGCTTCTGAAGATGAGTGGCTTTGCGCTCTCTAGTAAATGCTTTTTTCATGATTTATCCTCAATCTCTTCCTTGATTCTATTTACTTCCCCCTGCCAATGGTCGATATCATCTTCAGCTTCTTCGGCCATTCTCTTGGCACGTTTGCGATCATCTTTAGCCTGATCTAAATAAGATTGAGCATTATCTAATTCTTCTTTTAGAATATCGAGGTCAAAATTACCTCTTTGCTCAGCTTCTAACTCAGCTTGCAGTTTAGCTATATTCATTGATTTTCTCCGCATTTTTGAAAGCAAGGAAAGAGATAAGAGCCATACGTGTAGCTCTAGCTTTATCTGAGTTGGCTTTCTTAAATTCAAGGATGAGGTTCATTTGTTGCTGGAGATCCATTGAGTCGTATTGCTTTTCAGCTTCTTCAAGTTTGAAGAGTTCACCCTGGATACGTTCAGTCAGTGGTTGTGTCATGATGCAGCCATCCTTACTGGACATTCAGCACATTTGTTACAAGGCATGTTTCTTGGCTTGGCTTTTTCCTCTTTATAGAGGTGATCTCTAATTGCCTGAAATGCTTCTATATCGCTTTTGTAGAGGCTAACCTGAACATTATCTACAATGTCATCGCGAACGACATTAATAGCCTTCCTTGCGACTCTTGGAAGTAGCTCCAATTCTCCAACAGCATAATCATACTGTTCTCTATCTTCGCCAACACAGCTGAATTCGTCAGCTACCGTTGAGCAATCATAGAAGTCATCTCCATCATATTCACCCGCGACATATTCACAGGCAGAAGCCATAATGATGGCTGTTACAGTAAATGCTTTCATATCTCATTCCTTTGCCTAGGCCTTGCAGAGCTTTGGCGCTTTGTGTTATTCCTTGACCTGTCTCATCAGTGCCAGTAGGTCAGTTCTGGCAGACTCCCAAGCAGGGAGTTTCGACTTATTCAGTTATCAGTACTTTTTTGTCCTTCAGGACAT